CCCTCCGGTGCGCACGGTGAACGTCGGCGGTAGGGGGCCGTTGGCGGCGATCACGGCCTGCATGGACTCGACGCCACCCCCTGCCGGGTCGACGTCGACCACGAAGATTCCCGACGGCGCGCCGGTCAGGATCGAGATGTTCGCCGGGTTGTCGCCCGCCCAGTTCTGGACGATCTGCTCGTTCGTCAGTCGCTTCCGGGTCTGCCAGCCCTGGCCGATCGGCAGTTTCCCGCCGCTGGGGTGGTCGGCGCGGTAGGCCGGCACGATCACCCAGCCTCTTGAGTCCAGCCACAGCGCGATCTGCTGGCGCGAGTTCATCGCGACACCTCCAGCGTGGCGAGGTACTCGTCGAGGAGCTTGGTGGTGTAGTAGATCCGCCCTTCCATGCGGAGGTACCCGGGGCCCGTGCCCTCCTTCCTCCAGCGCTCCAGCGTGCGTGGCGTGACGCCGAGGATCTCGGCGGCCTCCACGGTCTTCATGCGATCGGACATTCGGCCCTCCACGGGTGTGTTCTGTTGTCTCGGGGAACCGTATCAGGCTTTGTCGGGTTGCATCGAACTATGTCGGCATGTAGTCTGCATTTTGCCGAAACATCCCCTGCAGAAGGAGAGACCGTGCCCGACGAGAAGATCCCGAAGGACGTGCTGGGCAAGGACCGGCCGGAGACGCCGGAGGAGTTCGCGGAGCAGCAGGCGCGCATCGAGAAGTGGCTGGTGAAGCGAGCGGCCGAGCGGGCTGCGAAGAAGTTCGAGCAGCAATGAGCGCCAACCCGGGTCACCACCACGACGTGATCGAGAAGATCCTCGGCCACCTGCGCGCCGGCGACGGCCTCGCCGAGATCACCGCGCGCACCGGCATCGGCGGCATGAATTCGCAGGGACGGCGGCATCTGCGCCGCTGGCTGGGTCGCCACGGTCGCCTCGACCTGTGGGACTGGATCAAAGAGAACACGGAAGGCAGTGACGCATGGACAGCTTGAACGAGTTCATCATCGGGGTCAAAGCGGGCGGCTGGACAGACATCGTCGGGTCCAGCAAGCGGATCTCCCGCCCCAGCAGTGACGCGCTCGTCGTCCAGGCGGGGGCGTATGAGGTCACGACGGCCGGCGCGCTCGCGCTGTACGAGTCTGGCCGCACCGGGGGCATCCCGGGGCCGACCGTGATCGTCTTGGCCCCGGGCACCTGGACGTCGCTGCAACGGAAGGGGGACGCCTGATGCCCGCCAAGCCGCGCAAGGAGGCCGACGACTGGGCCCCGCGCCACGTCTGGCGGGCCGTTGGGCCGAAGGGCGACCTGTGGGCCGAGTCGAGCAGCGAGGTCGAAGTGCGCGGGCTGGCACGGGCGACCGACGTCGTCGAGCAGTATTACGTCCGCCCCCAGGGCGAGTGGCGCCCGGCGTCCGCCCCCTCGCCCGAGGTGCTCGCCGCCGTCGAGCGGTACCGCGCCGACATGGCCGAGGAGGAGTCCTGATGCCCGACGGCCGCATCGTCATCGACTGCCCCGGCTGCGAGCTGAGCATGGACGTGCCGGACAACGCCTTCGGCCGGCGCATGCATACCGCCTTCGGCCTGGAGCACAAGGACCATGTCCAGGACTGCCCGCAGTGCGGCGGCAACGGCGAGATCTGGGACATGGCCTTCGACGGCCGCGAGACCCTCTGGGGCCCCTGCGACCGCTGCGGCGGGAAGGGCGTGGTGAAGCGATGAAGAAGTGCCCGGTCTGCAACGGCGTCGGCCTCGTCGAGGTCGAGGTGCGCCGTAACGACGCCGTAACAAAGGAGATGCGCGCCTGCTCGGCCCCCGAGTGCCTGGCCGGCAACCTCGCGCGCGTCTTCCGGAAGAACGAGAAGCGGTGAGGCGGGTCCTGTTCTGGTGGATCGTCATCACCATCATCGTGTTCGCGATTGCCGGGGCAATGAACGCCACGCCTGTATCCTGAGCCTCGTCGGCGAGCGCCGGTATTCGTCGAGCGACGAGGAGAAGGATTGTGGGAAGACGCGGGCCATTGCCGTCCAAGAGCTTGGTGCGGCGAAAGAGCCACCAGAAGATCATTGATTCGCAGACGACCGTCGGGGCATTGAATGTCGACGTCGAAGCGCCGTACGAGCCGGGCGAGGGCTGGCACGAGATGGCCGTCACCATGTACGAGTCGGTCCAGCATTCCGGCCAGGCGAAGTTCTACACCGAGTCGGACTGGACGAAGCTCTACCTCCTGTGCGACCAGCTGTCCCAGAACCTGCAGCCGCAGTTCGTCGGGATGGCCAAGGACTGGAAGGTCATCATGGTCGACGGCGAGGAGAGGCTGGTCCAGTACCAGAAGCCGATCGCCGGCATCGTCCCGATGAACGGCGCCACGCTGAACGCTCTCCAGTCGGTCATGACGTCGCTCGGCATCTCCGAGGGCGACCGCCGCCGGATGGGCATCGAGCTCGTGCACGCAAAGAAGGACGAGCAGGGCGACGCGGTATCCCAGGCGATGAAGGAGCTCCGGGAGTCCATGCAATCGGGCAACGTCGTCGACATCAACAAGAACCAGAAGGTGGCAGGCGAGTGACGCTCCTGGGGTACGGAGACCCCCGCCTGCCGGACCGGTTCTGGGACAAGGTCCACGTCGTCGCCGACGCTTCCGCGCTCCCTGGGCCGTGCTGGATCTGGGGCGCCGTGACTCGCCGTGGGTACGGCCGCTTTCGCGTCGGCAACAGGATGCGCTCGGCCTACCAGCTGACCGCGGACCTGGCGTTCGGGCCGGCCGGCCCCGGCGTCGAGCCGGATCACCTGTGCCGAGTCCGGGCCTGCGTCAACCCGGCGCACCTGGAGCGCGTGACACACTACGAGAACATCATGCGCGGTCGCACCGTCCCGGCTATCAACGCTTCGCGCACCCATTGCCCCCAGGGGCATCCATACGCGGGCGCGAACCTACTGATGGACGTGACCCGCGACGGCGGGCCTGCGAGGCGATGCAAGACCTGTCGACGAGAGCAGCTAGCGCGGGCCAAGGCGAAGTATCTGGGCAAGGCGTCGGCGTGACGGTTGACGCCTTCGGGCTGTCCAAGAATCTCGGCCCCCGGCCCGTCTTCAAGCCCGAGTACCTGGGCCCGGTCTGGCGCCGGAACGCTGACGGCTCCTTCGCCATGCCCGAACACACGCTCGGCTGGCAGGTCATCGAGTGGGCTATGCGCTGGCTGCGCGGCGCCGACGGCTCGTCCGGCTGGAAGTGGACGCCGGAGCAGGCGCGGTTCGTTCTGTGGTGGTACGCCATCGACGAGCGCGGCGAGTGGATCTATCCCGATGGCGTTATCCAGAAGGTAAAGGGCTGGGGCAAGGACCCGCTGGCTGCCGTGCTGGGCGCCATCGAGATCGCTGGGCCCTGCCGGTTCGACTACTGGGTGTCCTCCGACGGGCAGCGGCTGGACTCGTATCAGCCAGGCGCCGAGCCGATCGCGCGGCGACAGATCAACGAGCCCTGGGTGCAGGTCGTGGGTACGGCCTTCGAGCAGTGCAAGAACACGATGCAGTATTTCCAGGGCATTTTCACGCAGGACGCGAAGCGCGAGTTCCAGATCACCGTGAACCGCACCCTGGCATATGCCTACGGGTTCGAGGCTAAGATCGAGGCAATCGCCTCATCGCCGGCGACCATCGAGGGAAACCGGCCTGGCCTGACTATCGCCAACGAAAGCCACCACTGGGTGCCCTCTCAGGGCGGAGACGAGCTGAAAGGCGTCCTGGAGCGCAACAACTCCAAGATGCGCGGCACGAAGAAGTCCCGGATCCTCTGGATTACCAACGCTTACGACCCGAACGAGGGCAGCGTCGCTCAGCAGATCCGCGAGGCGTACGAGCTCGACCTGGCCCGCGGTGTTGAGACCATGCTGTACGACTCGATCGAGGCCCCGGAAGACGTCCCGCTCCTGCCCGACTACACGTATATCGACGAGAACGGCGACCGGATCGCCGAGTTCGAGGACCATGACGGGATCCAGGTCATGGTGCCCCCGACACGGCAGACTGTCGTCGACCACCTTTCCTGGCTGCTGAAAGAGCTCCGCGGCGACGCCTACTGGCTGAGTCCGAAGGACACTGCCAAGGACATCATGCGGCCCGACTCCGACATCACGGAGATGCGCCGCTTCTACACCAACGCGATCGTCTCGGGCGAGTCGAACTTCCTGGCGGACTCGGACATCAAGGCGACCATCCACCCAGACCTGCGAGGCGCGCGAGAGGGCTTCGAGTCCGGCGACGTCCTCCGAGCCGGCTGGCTGCCGGTCGGCATCAACGACGAGGTCGTGCTGTTCTTCGACGGCTCGAAGTCGGGCGACTCGACCGCACTGGTCGGCTGCCGAGTGTCAGATCGGTACACGTTCCTCGTAGGCCTGTGGGAGAAGCCCAAGGGCGACCGCGGTCTGACCTGGCTGGCCCCACGGGAGGACATCGATGCACGCGTGCACGAGGCCTTCGACACCTTCAACGTGGTCGCCTTCTGGGCCGACCCCTCGCATGCAAAGGACGACGCCGACGGCGTCCGCTACTGGGACGGGCTGATCGACCGCTGGCACCTGGAATGGGGTCACAAGATCGACGAGCGCCTCTGGGCCGCGCGCGCAGGCGAGCGCTTGTCGAGCGTCATGTTCGACATGGCCTCGCCTGCGCATAGCGCGCTTTTCTCGGAGGCCGTCGTGCGGGCGGCTGACGAGTTTGACAGCCGCAATGTCGTCTGGGATGGGCACCCGGGGCTTCGCCAACACCTGCGGAACGCCCGCCGGTTCATGGGGAAGTATGGCCTTGTTTTGAGAAAGCCCGGCCGTGGTTCCAGCAAGAAAATTGACGCGGCTGTTTGCTTCGTCGGTGCTCGAATGCTTGCCCGTATCGTGCAGAATAAGCCAGAGCAAGAACCAACGGGTCGCCAGGCGGGAACCGTCTGGATTCCCCCGTCATACAGGAACAGGAGGCGCTGACATGGCTCAGCGACGTCGAGGCGTCTTCCGACGAATCATCGCATCCGATCGCATGGACATGTCCGTCACGGCCGCCAAGGGTGCCGTCGGACAGGTCCAGGAGCTCTGGGAGCAGGCCGCCAAGGCGCGCGCCGGCGCCGACTTCCTCTCGGCGTGGCACGATATGCCGTCGAAGCCGCCCGAGGAGGTCCCACCCGGCGAACGGCCGACCGTGCCGGACAAGGCACCGGCGGACGTGCGAAAGATCCTGGAGACCGCGCTCACACCGAACGCGAAGTCCCTCGTCGACCAGTTCTCCCAGCAGGTCCGGGTCACCAGCCTCCGGCTCGACGACGCCAGCCAGAACGCGCCAGCCTGGGAGCTGTTCCAGCGCAACCGGCTCGGCGGCAAGCAGGTCCCGCTCTGGAAGGACGTGTTCAAGCACGGGCAGGCCTACGGCATCGCGCTGCCCGGCGAGGGGCGACTGGACAAGGCGAAGACTGCCGCGATGAGCCTGCAGTCGGCTCGCCGCGGCACCGCGTTCTTCCGCGACGACTTCGACGAGTTCCCAGAGTTCTACCTGGATGTCGACGTCATCACGAACAGCGACGGCACGCGCGAGAACCTGATCCGGTTCATCGACGACGAGCGCGTGCACCGCATGTCCTGCCCTGAGGACACCCCGCAGAAGATCGCATACATCGACAGCTACGAGCACAAGATGGAGCTGTGCCCGGTACAGCGCTTCGGTCTTCTCTCGCTGGACGGCGAGGCCCCGGGCGAGATCGCCCCGTACCTCTCGCTGCTGCGGCGCATCGACCAGGACACCGCCGACCGGCTCGTGCTGCAGCGCTTCCTGTCCTGGATGGTGCGCACCGCCTCCGGCATCAAGAAGCCCTCGACGCCCGAGGAAGAAGCCGAGCTGGAGTTCTACCTCGGCGAGGGTGACCTGCTCGTCTCGAACGAGGTCGGTTCCCAGTTCGGCGTCCTCCAGGGCCAGCCGATGGACAGTCACATCGCGGCCAAGAGCTCCGACATCAAGGACCTGTCGGCGACGTCGCAGGTGCCGTCGTACCGGATGCTCGGGCTGAGCGACAACATCGGCGCCGAGGCCATCGCGGCGGCCGACGCCTCCCTGAAGCGGAAGATGGACGAGTACAAGGCCGTCTTCGGTGAGCAGATGGAGTCGTTCATGCGTCTGGGCGGCTACGCGGCCGACAACCCGACGATCGCCGGCGACTTCACCTCGCGGGTCCAGTGGGCCGTCACCGAGACGATCGACGTGCAGTCGCTGTCGCAGGCTCTGCAGCAGTTCAACGCAGAGGACCGCGGCATCCCGTTCGAGATGCTGTGGCGCTGGCTCCCGGGCTGGTCGCAGTCGGACACGCAGGAGGCGAAGCGGCTGCGCGAGGAGGAGCTCCAGAAGCGCGCCGAGCGGGAGCTCACCCAGGCGGCACTGACGGGAGGTGGCGCAGGTGGCAACAACTCCGGCAACCCTGCTGGCGGAAAGGCACCGAGCCGGGCAGGCGCGGCTGGCTGAGACGCTCTCGCGGCTCATCCTGGCCCGCTGGCAGCTCACCGTGGCCGGCCCCGGGCGCGGCACCGACCAGTTCCTGGAGCAGGCGCTGGGCTCGATCCGCACCATCTCCTCGGCCTCCGTCGCCGCGGCGCGCACCTACTACGGCGCGAACCGCTCCCTGGAGCTGCCCGGTGTCGCGCCGGCGTCTCTGGAGGCGCCGGAGCTGGTCGACGAGCAGGTCATCGCCGGCATCGTCGCCGAGGCCTTCCAGTCGCTGTCGGACGCCATGGAGGCCGGCGAGAGCCTGGAGGAGGCCCTGGGCACGAGTGCGGAGCTCGCCGAGGGTGTCGCAATCCGCAGCGCCTTCCGGCCCGGCCGGGAGATGCTCTACGACGCGCACCGGCAGGACGAGCGCGCGATCGGCTGGATCTGGGAGACCGCGAACGACGATCGCGTCTGCTACCGGTGCTCGATGCAGCAGTCGCGCGGCGCGGTGTTCGAGAAGGACTCCTTCGACGTCCGCAACAATGCCGACGGGACCATGAAGGTCTGGTTCCACAATCTGTGCCGGTGCCATCTGCGAAACGTCTTCACCGAGGACCCGGCGCTTTCCGATACAGCGGCTCGGCTCTACCAGCAATGGTCGATCGCGACGCAGCCATTCAGCGCTCCCGCGAGCGGGTCGCTCACCGGAAACGAGTCGGTGAATGCCTGGCGGCGCTACTGGGAGAGCCTGCGCCGCGGCGAAAACGAGGTTCTGGCGCTGGCCCGAGCCCATCGCGATCGTGAGGCGATTTCGCGTATGCTGGCGCCGAGCGAGAAGGAGGCCTAACCATGGCTGAGAAGTTCCACAGCGAAGCTGACAAGACGGTGTATGTGCCCCGTACGCTGGACGTCGAGGAGGCCTCCGAAGAGGTCCCCACCGAGGAGCCCGCGAAGAAGACGACACCGGCAAAGTCGGCGTCCACCAAGAAGGAGAGCTGACATGCCCCGTACTTCCGAGTCCTTCGACAAGGATCTGGCGCTGCTGGCCAGCACCACGACCAGCGCCCTGCACGACGCGACCAAGCCGTTCCGCAAGGCCGGCGCCCTGGCCGCGAACGACTTCGCCGGTCAGGCCGAGGTCGGCGACGCCGCGGTCAACACGACCAACGGTGTCTGGTACACCTGCACGGCGACGAACGGCACGACCACGGCAACCTGGGCCCTGATCTGATTCAGCCCCAATTCGACGCGGCATCGCTACATTGCGGTGCCGCGTCGTTTTATGCTCGGACGCTGCTAATATCTCCTCAGGCTGTTCGAGCGAACAGTTGCTGACAAGCAATTAGGAGAACATCGTGGGAAAGCTCCCCGAATCGTTCGATGACTGGCGAGTGCCGTGGACCGAGGCAGACTTCGATTCCGACAAGGCCGCCAGGATGGTCTTCAAGCTCAAGAAGACCTACGAGGAACTGCAGGACACGGTCAAGGCGCGAGATGAGCAGATCGCTACTCTGACCACAGATCTGGACGCCGCGAAGGCCGCAAAGAGCGGCACTGACGAGGACGCCCAGAGCGAACTCAAGGATCTCCGCAAGAAGGTCCGCGAATTCGAGGCCGTGGAGGGGAAGTCCCTTCCCGCCGACGAGAAGAAGCTCTGGCAGTACGAGGCCGCACTGGAGCTCGGGCTGACCGCCGCGCAGGCTCGCCGCCTGCAGGGCGACGACTCGGACGCCATCAAGGAGGACGCGAAGGCGTTCGCCACGGAGCTCGGGATCGAGATCGACGACCAGGGCGGCGACAACGGTGGCACCGGCGACAACGGTGGCAACGGGACCCCGCCGCCGTACCAGCAGCCCGCCGCCCGGTACAAGACCGGGTCCAACGGCGCGGACCGCGTCAACGTCGTCTCGGACCCTGTCAGCGCGCAAACCAAGCTGCCCCCGCTGTTCGGTTGACCAGGATCCGCGCCCTCCACGGTGAGGTTCGCGACAACATCACAAGAAGGAGCTCACCGTGAGCCAGATCGACAAGCCTTTCCTTGACCCGCAGAAGCGGGTCGACCTCGCGGTCGCCGACCTGGCGCGTCGCGTGAAGTTCTCCGGTCTCGTCACCGTGGTCAGCGGCGAGCAGTTCGTCGGCACGACCGACGGCTCCGGCACGCCGACCATCTGGTACGAGACCGAAGCCGCGACCGTGGCCCGCGACTACGAGTGGCGCACCCGCAACAACCCGATCGAGTTCGACGACATCTTCCGCACGAAGCTGCCGATCTCCATCAACAAGCACATCACCCAGGGCGTGCGCACCACCCCCGAGCAGGAATACTTCGACGAGATCTCGTACGCTCGCGACGTCCTCCCGCCGGCGACGAAGGCCGTGGGCAACAAGCTCAACGCCAAGATCGAGACCGCACTCCTGGGCGCGACCACGAACATGAAGACCACCAACCTGGTCCTCGACACGTCCGACATCCTCGCCGACACCTCCAACGGGCTGATGAACCAGCTCCTGGAGATCCAGCTCACGATGGACGCCCAGGGCATGCCCCAGGACGGTCGCTTCGTCCTGGCCGGCAAGAACGTCTACAAGACGATCGCGTCCTCGAAGCTCCTCCTGGCCGCCGACCTGTCGAAGGCGACGTCGCTGTTCCGCCGCGGCGTGCGCGGCACGATCGACGTCGTCGACATGGGCCTGGTCAACGGCACCGGCCTCCTGGCCGACGACGACTTCTACATCGTGCACCCGTCGTGGGCGGTCATGCCGACCTCGCGCGGCCAGATGCCGGAGTCGGGTGTCACCTGGGCGAAGGCGTCCTCGATCGAGGGCTTCGACATCCGCATCCAGCGTGGCTACTCGCTGGACTACGACCGAAACGGTCAGGTGATCCACACCTACTGGAACATCAACGAGATCAACGACGAGATCTCGCGCCACACGCGTGCCTCGGCGGCGTCGGCGGCCGACGGCTCGGAGGCCGGCGACCCGGTCATCACGAACGACGCCTTCGTCACCACCGGCAAGAACGTCAGAATCGCAAAGGGCGCCCTCGTCGCATGACCTGGATCCGAGTAGAAGTGGCGCCGGAACTGTCCGGCGAGAGCGCAGCAGTGAACTACGTGCTCGACCCGGCGACAGGCGCCAGCGCCAAGTACCGCTGCGGCACCTACCAGGATGCCAACGCTCTAGTCACCAAGCTCAACTCGGTCGACTACCCGTAGACCCCAGCGGCCCCGTCTCTCCTCCACAGGGCGGGGCCGCTGGCACAGAGAGGACTGGTCATGAGCCTTCTGGTGGATGTCGAAGAGCTGGAGACGCTGCTGAAGCAGGAGTCCGGCGCGCTCGCGGACGACGAGTACACGCAGCTCATCATGGAGGGCGCCAGCGCCGTTGTGCGCGACACCGCAGGCCAGCCGAACTGGGTGCTGGAGGTCACCAACGCTCCGCCGGAGATCCTGGCCCCGGCACGGGCCCGGTTCATCGCCCTTTACCTGGCCAAGCGCGCCTGGGAGGACGAGGGCAACCTGTCCCGGCGCACCACGGGGCCGATCTCCTTCACGTTCCGCGAGGACGGCGTCTACGGCCTGAACCTGGAGCCGGCCGAGCGTGAGTGGCTGGTCGGCCACCGGCCCGACGGCGGCGGCGGGATCTTCATCATGCGGCACCGAGGCAAGACCGCGAGCCGCCACCCTTTCGCTGACGAGACCCCCGACGGCTACAGCTTCGCCGACGGGGATCTCGACTTCGCGCACGGCATGACCATGAGCGGACCTGCGAGGGCCGACAATTGGTGATCCTGCACCGGCCCATGCGCCGCCTCGGAGGCGAGACCGTGACGGTCACGCCCGAGCTGGAGCGCGACGACAACGGCGATCCGATCGAGGGCACCGCCGCCGAGCCGTTCGACATCGTCGGCTGCGCGGTGTGGCCGAAGGGCACGGGCGAGGACAACTTCCGCGCCGCGACGACGACGGAGGATCTCGTGCTCGTCGCCCCGGTGTACGAGACCGACCTCGCGGCCAACGTGACCATCACCCGCCGCGGCGTCGTCTACCGCGTGGACGGCAAGCCGGCGCCCTGGATCGGCTACGACGGCCGGATCGACGGCACCCAGGCGAACCTGAAGTGGGGCTCCTGATGCCCGACATCCCGCAGCACGTCCGCCGCCGGCCGCCGGAGTACGTCGGGCCGGGCGTCCGCGTCTGGTACCAGCCGTCCAACACGCGCCGCGACCTGCCGCGCGTCCCGGCGTCGCAGGCTCGGCAGGCCATGGACGCCTACCTGGTCTCGCCCGAGCTCCAGGACGTGCTCATGGAGGCGGGCGGCGACATGGTCGACGACGCCAAGCAGATCGCCGTCTCCGAGGGGATCAGCGGCAGCGGCCGGTACCTGTCCAGCTTCGAGGCCCGCCGCGGCGAGATCGTCGAGATCAGCGACGGCGAATTCGCCAACCCCCGCGTCTCCGTCGAGGTGGAGAACACCGCGATCACGGCTGCCGCCATCGAATACGGCAACAGCCGCGTCGGCGACGGGCATCGAATCCTCGGTCGTGTCGCCGACAAGTACGACAACCCACGGGGCGGCGCCTGATGGCCGGCTTCCCGCCGCTGGAGATGGCGCTCAAATCCGGCCTTCTGCCGCTCCTGAATGGCCAGACGGTGCCCATCGGATTCCCGGAACCGGTCGACACCGAACTGGAAGACATCACGTCGGGAGTCTCCATTCCGTCTGACCTCGCGGCGAAGGCCGTCGCCGGTTTCATTCGGCCCACGGTGGTCAATGACCCCGACGACGGCGTGACCCGATACGCCACGGTGAACATCGAGGTCTTCTGCACCAAATACGACCGAGGCATGGCTATCGCGGAGCGCATTCGCGGTATTCTGCTGTCCGAGACGCGCATTGGTGGAGTAGTTCTCGACCGGCGCACTACATCGGGGCCGCGAGAGGTCCCGTGGGACGACAACAACACCATCCGGCGGTTCCTCTCCACTAACCGCATCTCCACCCGACGACAGGAATAGGGGCCATGGCCACCTTCGAGAGCATGCAGGACCTGAAGACCCACCTCATCCGTAAGGCGCTCACGGGCTCCGTCTTCGTCGCCGAGGCGACCGCGACCGACATCGGCTCCGCGCTCACCACGCGCGTCGCCGGCCCGCCCGTCGTGCACGACCTCGTCGCCCTCCCGACGGGGTTCTTCGACCTCGGCTACACCTCGGCGGCCGGCGCGGCGTTCAACACCGAGACCACCACGAGCGACGTCGACTCCTGGCAGTCGGTCTCCCCGACCCGGTCCGACGTCACTGCCCGGACCACGACCCTTCAGGTCGTCGCCCAGGAGACCAAGGCCATCACGATCGCCGTCTACAACGGCATCGCCCTGGCCGGCCTCGAAGCCGCGGCCACCACCGGTGACCTCATCATCAAGGAGCCGCAGCGGCCCTCCGAGCGCTTCTACAAGGTGCTCTCCCTGGCCCGCGACGAGGACGAGATGGGCGAGTACTTCATCGGCCGCTACCTGCCGCGCGCCAAAGTGACGGGCCGAGGGGGTCAGGCGTACGATAAGAGCGACAACCCTATTGGGTACGACGTGACGTTCACCGGGTTCTACGACTCGACGTACGGCACGGCGCAGTCGTTCCTGTTCGGCGGCTCGGGCTGGCTCGCTCGCCTGGCCGACATGGACATCGAGCAGGCCTGACCAAAAGGCCCCCTCAGGAGCCCCGCCGCCAAATCACCTGGTGGCGGGGCTCTTTCGCGCCACGAGTGCGGTAGCATTTAGCGTATGGACAATATTCCGACAAGAATTTGCTCGATGGAGCGATGCGACAGGGCGGCCACATCTCGCGGTTGGTGCGACAAGCACTACCGCAGGTTCATGAAGCACGGCGACCCGGCTGTCGTGAAGCCGCGCGGGCCCGGCAAGTCGCCCATCTCGCCCGTGTGCATCATCGAGGGCTGTGGCGAGAGGACTGTCGGGCGCGGCTGGTGCAGGCGCCACTACGAGACCTGGCGCCGCAATGGCGACCCTGAGTACGTGCGCCCGGGGGCGGCGTGTGCCGTGGCGGGCTGCGCGCGGCCGTACCTCGCCCAAGGGTGGTGCAACCTCCATTACAAGCGATGGAAGAAGCACGGCGACCCGCTCTGGGAGATGCCTGTAGTGCCTGAGCGGATCCTCAGCGACGAGGGTTACGTTCTGCTGCATTTGGGCTACGGGAATGGGCGCCGATTCGAGCACCGAGTCGTCATGGAGAAGCACCTCGGGCGCCCCCTGCATCCTGACGAGACCGTGCACCACCGGAATGGCGTGAAGACCGATAACCGCATCGAAAACTTGGAGCTCTGGTCGTCCCGGCACCCGAAAGGCCAGCGCGTCGAAGACAAGGTGGCCTTCGGCATCGAGATGCTGCAGAGATATGCTCCAGAATTGCTATCCTCTGAGCAGCCGGGGTGACACTGGCGCCGTGGGGGCGGGAGTGTTGCCCCGGCCGGCCGCCTTCCTTACCGCCCCCACGAAAGCAAAGGACTAGCAATGGCCACCGAGTTCACGCCCGTCAAGCTCGTCGACAAGGACGGCGTCCTGCACGTCGCCCGCACCGCGAAGGAAGAGGTCGACATGCGCGGGAACCGCGGCTTCCGTAGCGCGCCGTCCGGCAAGAAGACCACCACCAAGCCCGAGCCCGGCTCGAACCCGAGCTGACCGAAGGAGAGCCCGACATGACCAGTCGCCCCGCCCCCACCCCGCGCACCACCACCCGCAAGCCCCCGGAGCCGAAGCTCGACCCGAAGGTCGTCGAGGACAAGCCGACGTTCCACTTCTCCATCAGGCAGGCCGAAGCCGAGCGCGAGGAGGAGCTGGCCGAGGAGCCGATCGAACCGTTCACCGTCGAGGCGAAGAACGGGGAGACGATCGTCTTCAGGGACGCCCGCAGCATGGGCTGGCAGGAGGCCTCCCTGGTCACCCTGCGTGACCCGCACGCCTCCGTCCGCACCATTCTGGACGACGAGTACGTCGACCTCTTCTACTCCCAGGGCGACTTCGCGATCCCGATCCTGACTGACCTGCTGAAGGCCTGGATGGACCACTACGGAGTGACCCCCCAGGGAAACTGACGCAGCTGGTCTTCTACCTGGAGCGGTACGGGGACGAGCTGGAGGCAGACTTCCAGCAGGTCTACGGCCTGAACCTGGGGAAGCTGTGGCGGTCGCGGCAGCACTCACGCATGCTGCGCCTGATCCACCAGCTTCCCCAGGCGTCCCGGTTCAACGCCAAGGTCGCCAATGATCCCGAGCACGTCGAGGCGATCATCAAGGCACAGAAGGGCCAGCGCGAGAAGTACAGCCCGCCTCTGGCGGAATGGGGCATCGAGCACGACATGCTCGCATCCATCTCCGACGGGATCGGTTTCCTTACCGCAATCACGGTCGCCGCAAGTGGTGGCCGGCCCGAGAAGCCGCACACGGCGCCCCGCCCGAAGACGGCATTCGGCGACATCGAGCAGAAGATCAGGCTGGCGGAACACGAGTCTCTCGTGGCCCGCGTTCTTAAGGCTCGACCGCCAGTAGACTCCTCACCAGAAGACTGACGAACGAGAGGGGCCGGGTGGATGACCGCCTATCAGGGTGGGACCGTTTGGCTCCAGGTAGTCCCGTCGTTCGAGGGATTGCAGTCGTCGATTCGTCGCGGCGTTTCCGAGGCATTCGCTGGTGCCGGAGTCGACAAGGCGGCGGCAAAGTCCTTCGACGGCGTCGAGAAGCAGGCGGGCCGAGCCGGAGAAGCCTCGGCCCGCCGTTTCTCCAGCTCATTCGAGAAGCTCACCGCTGACCGCATCAAGCGAATCGGCAAGGATTTCCAGTCGCTCAGCAAGTCGCTGCCGGACAAGGAATTCCGCGTCATCGAGGCCCGCCTGAACCGGATCTCGAAGCTGGACCTCTCGAAGATCACCAACCAGGCGAAGGCCATCGACGGGCTGCGCCGCCTGCGCAACGAGTTCCAGGGCATGCTCGACGCCGCCGACAAGGGGCAGCGCAACCTGTCGAACCCCGCGCGCTGGAACCTCGGCGCGATCCGGCAGCAGACCGACGAGATCGCCGACTCCATCCGCCGCTGGACGGCCCCGGACCCGCAGGCCACCAAGCGGCAGGCCGAGATCCAGAAGCTCGGTCAACTTCAGGTCCGCGCCCAGCGCGAGATGAGTGCCGCCGAGCAGAAGCGAATGGCGCAGCAGCAGCGCTCCTACGCGGCGATGCAGCGCGAGATCCTCCAGGGCGTCAAGGAGCTCGACCGCGAGCAGCACCGCGCCCACGTCGCGCAGCTCGCCCGGCAGGCCGCCGAGCAGCGCATGGGGCAGCTCATGGAGCGCGCCCAGCGGCAGAACGTCGAGATCGACGTCGAGGTGGACCGGCAGCGGATCCGCCAGGAGATGGCGGCGATCCGCGACGAGATCCGCACCCTGCAGACCGACGTCAAGGTCGGCGCCGACACCGCCGAGGCGAACGCGAAGATCAACGCGCTGGCCGCCCGGCTGAACCAGCTGGACCGCGAGCGCGTGAACATCGACGTCGAGGTGGACACCCTCGGCGCCATGCTGCAGCTGCGCCGCCTGCAGTCCCAGGTGAACAGCACCGGTGGCACCCGGGGCGCGTTCAGCGCGCTGCTCGACGCCGGCTCGGCCGCCAACGCCGTCCGCGTGTTCAACGGCGTCCTGTTCACCACCGTGACCATCGGGCCGCTGCTGATCCCCGTGCTCGCCGCGATCTCGGCGGGCATCTTCGGCGTCGGCGCGGCGGCGCTCGGCGCGGTCTTCGGTGTCGGCGCGCTCGTGGCCGGCCTTGCGGGCGTCGGCGGCGCCGTCGGGGCGATGTCCGACCTCGACCGCGCGCAGCGCCTGGACCGCTCCGGCGCCGGCTCGACGCGCGACGCCGCCGCCGAGCGGCGCCAGGCCATCACGGACGCCCGCGCCGTCGCCGACGCACAGAAGCAGCTCGCCCGTGCGCGGCGCGACGGCGCGCGGGCCATCGCCGAGGCGAACCGGCAGGTGGTCGACGCGGAGGGCAGCCTCGCGCGCGCCCACCAGGACGCGGCGGAGGCGGCGGCCGACGCGGCGGAGCGCACCCGCGACGCCGAGGAGAGCCTGCGCGACGCCCAGGTGGCGTCCCGCGACGCCCAGCTTCGACTGAACGAGGCGCGCCGCCAGGCTCGCCGCGACCTGATCGACCTGCAGAACCAGCTCGACAGCGCGCGCCTGAGCGAGCGCGACGCCGAGTTCGCGCTGGAGGAGGCGGCCGTCCACCTGAACGTCGTCCTGGAGGACGATCAGGCCACCGACCGGGAGAAGGCCGTCGCGCAGCTGGCCTACGACCAGGCCGTCGAGGCGCTGGAGCAGCAGCGCCTGGAGACGCAGCGCCTGGAGGTCGACACTAAGCGGGCCAACAAGGCCGGCGTGGAGGGCTCCGACCAGGTCAAGGCCGCCAAGGACCGGATCAACGACGCCAGCGAGCGCGTCCGCGACGCCGAGGAGTCCCTCGCCGACGCGCGCGAGGCCCAGGCCCGGCAGCAGGTCGACAACGCGCGCAGCATCAACGACGCCGAGCGGGCCCTGTCCGACGCCCGGCGCGCCCGCGCCGATGCAGAGATCGCCGCGGCGCAGTCCGTCGCCGATGCCCAGCTCGCGCTGGCTCGCGCGCACGAGGACATCACGCTGCGCTCCGCCCAGGCCGCGGCCGGGACGGACTCGCTCGCGACCGCGCAGGACAACCTGAACGAGGCGCTGCGCAACCTGTCGCCGGCCGCCATCGCCTTCGCGACCTGGCTCTACAGCCTGCGCCCGCTGCTGCGCGACATCCGCTTCGCCGCCCAGGAAGGCCTGCTCCCCGGTCTGCAGGACGGCCTGTCCGCGATCGTCGACCGGTACGGGCCCTCGTTCGTGAAGTTCGTCGGCAACATGGCCGGCGTGCTCGGCGACCTCGCGTCCGAGTTCGGCAACCTGCTCGCGAACGACCCGGTCTGGCAGGACTTCTTCGCGACCATGGCTGACTTCGGGCCGGTGTTCCTGCGCCAGTTCGGCGACGTCACGATCAACCTTCTGACCGCCTTCGCGTCCATCATGACCGCCTTCGCGCCCTTCATCGCCGAGATGGGTGCCGGGCTGGTCTCGCTGACTGAAGGCTTCGCCGACTGGGCCGGGGGGCTGGAGGGCTCCTCGCCGCTGCAGGGCTTCTTCGAGTACCTGCGCTCGGCAGGCCCCGAGGTGGGCGTGCTGCTCGGCAACATCGGGACGATCCTGACCAACCTGTTCATCGGGCTCGCGCCCTACGCGGACGACCTGCTGCAGGCCCTGATCGGCATGACCGACTGGCTCGCCTCGATGGACCCCGACGAGCTCGCGAATCTCGCGCTCGGCATCGGTGCCATCGTGCTCGCCGTGCAGGCGCTCGCCCTCGGCCTGTCCGCGATCTCTGGTGTGGCTGGCCTGATCGGCGGTGTCGTCAAGCTCGGCGGCGGTGTCGGGAAGGCGGGCTCCGCCATCGCTGGCGCGCTGAAGGGCGGCGGCGGCAGGGCGGCGGCGGCAGGCGCAGCGCCGGCCGCCGCGGGGGCCATCGGCGGCGTCGGGAGCGCGGCGAAGGTCGCCGGCAGCAAGCTGATCGGGCTCCTCGGCCCGGTCGGTCTGGTCGCAGGCATCCTCTGGGCGCTGTGGGACGCGGCGCGCTGGTTGGACGACCAGTTCGGCCTGCTCGGCGGCACCACGGACGACGTCAGCAAGGGGATGAGCGACGCCTGGGGCTGGCTGTGGCGCCGCGGTATCAAGCCCATTTGGGACCTGATCTCGGGCGTGCTCGACGTCATGGGCCAGATGTTCTCGACGGTCGGCGAGATCGTCTCCCAGGTCTTCCGGCACATCATCGCGCCGGCATTCACCTGGCTGTGGGAGAACACGATCGGCCCCTGGTGGTCCAAGAACGTGCACCCCCTGCTAAAGAAGTTCGGCAACTACCTCCAGGACACCCTGCCCAGCCACGTCCGCAAGGGCGTCAACCTGATCGCCGACATCTGGAACGGGCTGCTCGACGTTCTGCGCACCCCGATCCGAGCCGCGATCGACATCGTCTGGAACAAGGGCATCATCGGCTCTTTCAACTGGCTGGCCAAGCGGGTTCCGGGCATGACCCCGATCGACGAGATCGACATCCCGGCCTCGCTCTACCCGGGCGGGAAGAAGTTCGCCACCGGCGGCATCCTGCCCGGCTACACCCCGGGCCGCGACGTGCACCGCTTCGTCTCCCCGACGGCAGGCGTGCTCGACCTGTCCGGCGGCGAGCCGATCCTGCGCCCCGAGGCCGGCAAGGTGCTCGGGCGGAACTGGGTCGACGGCATCAACGCCGCGGCGCGCGGCGGCGGCACCAGCGGCGTGCAGCGCTTCCTCGGCTACGAGGCGCACGCCGGCGGCGGGTTCTTCGGCGACATCCTGGACAAGCTGAACGGGCTCGGCGGCGTCCTGAAGAACCCGCTCGACTTCTTCGACGGCGTCGTCGACAAGTCGCTGACCGGCTGGGGCGTCGGCGGCATGTTCGGCGACATCATCGGCCCGATGGTGAAGTCGGTGCCGGCCTCCATCGTGGACTGGATCGGCGACCTCATCTTCGGCGGCGACGCGAAGGCGCCGTCCGGCGGGAAGCCCGCGGGCGCCATGGGCTGGCAGATGATGTGGGAGCTGGTCTCTTCCCAGTTCCCCGGCGCGAACTTGCACAGCGCGTTCCGCCCCGGGGCGATCACCGCCGTCGGGACGCCGTCGTACCACGGCCAGGGCCGCGCGATCGACATCACGCCGTCGATGGAGATCTTCAACTGGCTGGCCAGGACGTTCTCCAACGCCACCGAGCTCATCTTCTCGCCGGCGGGCGGGCGCCAGCTCTGGAACGGCAACCCGTACCTGTTCGGAGAGCCGACCCGTGGCGACCACTGGGACCACATCCACTGGGCCATGGCCAACGGCGGCATCATGCCGAAGCTGTACGACCAGGGCGGCGACATCCCGCCGGGTCTGAGCTTGATCGCGAACGCCACCGGGAAGCCGGAGGTCACGCTGACCAACAAGTTCGTCCAGGAGATACGAGAGAACATGGCGAACGGACGCGGCGGCCCACTGGTCGAGGTGCGCGACTCCAGCTTCGGGTCCGACCCGGCCGAGGTCGCCTACGAGCTGGACAGGCTGCGCCGCGACAAGATCGCCCTCACCGGCGTCTTTACCGAAGGGATGATGTGACATGCCGGTCGTTTCCGGGATCATCTTCGTCTCCCCGCCGTCCGTGTACTTGCCGCCCCCGGTCGACCCCGGGCGCGTGCGCTACGCGCTCTGGTGGGAGGCTTGGGACGGCTCGAACTGGTCGCTGTCCGACGACAGCAGTGGCATCGTCCTGATGCGTGACGTGCGCGGCCTGGGCAACATCACGATCGAGCACCACCGGGACGAGCACGAATCGCGGGCCGGCTCCCGCTGGCGCGACTTCCGTGCGCTCAACCGCGAGATCTACCTGCCGATCCGCCTGTTCTCCGACGGGACCTCGGAGGACTGGGTCGAGCACAACCGGCGCTTCTGGAAGACGATGCGGGCCGGGAAGACGGGCTGGCTGCACATCCTCCACCCGAACGGCTCGCACCGTCGCATCAAGGCGCGCTACGACAAGGGCGGCGAGGAGGCCATGTTGCTCGACCCTGCCTTCTTCGGCTGGGCCAACTACGGCATCTACATGACCGCCGAGCAGCCCTACTGGGAGGCCGCGGAGCCTGTCGGGGACACCTGGAGCTTGCCCGAGCCGGTCTACTTCTTCGGCGGGGGCGCGACCCCGAGCAACGCCCCGCCGTTCGGCATCTCCGACGAGAAGGACGTCTCGACGGCGACCATCACCAACCCCGGCGACGTCGAGGCGTGGCCGAAGTGGATCTACCGCGGGCCCGCCGACTCGGCATCCGTCGGCGTGGACGGCGAAGTCGTCGAGATCCCGATCGAGCTCCTGACCGGGGAGTCGATCACGCTCGACCTGAACCCGTACGAGCAGTCGGCGATCAAGCGCACCGCCGTCGGCGTCGAGACCGACGTCACCGACGACCTGGGCACCTTCGACTTCTCGCCGATCCCGCCCGGGGAGGCGGTCGCGCTCGACATCACCCTGATCGGCACCGGCGGCGGGTCCATCGAGCTCCAGCTGACGCCTCTGTTCGAGTGGGGCGTCTCGTGAGCACTGCCTTCCGCTGCGAGGTCTACGACAAGGCCTTCCAGCGGGTCGGCGTGGTGGGCAGCCCGATCAGCGTGACGGTCATCCCCAAGAGCTTTGCGCCCGGGATGACCACGATCGCGATGCCGGCCGACCACCGCATGGTCGCCCCGCTGCTCCAGCCCGGCGCCCGGATGTGGTTCAAGGACTTCGAGACCCGCGACCACCTCATGTCAGGCTGGGTGGCCAACTACCGGATCACCGGGCCCGAGCGTCGCTCGATCATCGAGTTCGACGTCATCGACGACCTGGTCGTGCTGCAGCGCATCCTCGGCTGGGTCGTGCCGACGGCGGCCATCACCGGGCAGGGCACGGCCGGCTCGAACTGGACCCTGAACGACGACGCCGAGACCGTGCTGAAGACCGCGCTCCAGGTGAACGGCGTCGACCGGCTCGGGCTGCCGATCGAGATCCCAGCCTCGCTCGGCCGCGGCGCCACCGTGAAGGGCAAGCTCCGGTTCCAGAGCCTGTACGACCGGCTCATCCCCGTCGAGGACGGGGCTGGCATCATCAACTCGGGCATCGAGATCGGCATGCAGCAGAACCCGGACGCCCCTGGGCTCCTCTTCAACGTCTGGGAGCCGCGGACAATCACCAAGGTGCTCAACGAGCGGTCGGGCATCGTGCAGTCCTGGAGCGTGAATGGCCGCAATGCGACCATCACCCGCGGCGTGGCCGGCGGCCAGGGGGAAGCTCAGCTCCGCCTGTTCCGCGAGAGGGCCGACACTGCACTGGAAACGGCATTCGGCTGGAAGTTCGAGGCATTCCGGGATGCGCGGGATACCGACGACCCGGACGTGATGTACGAACGCATCGACGAGATCCTCGTCGAGGGCGCCGCCGTATCCGGAATGAATGTCACCCTCTCCGAGACCGCCAACTTTATTGCCCGTCCTGGGAAGATATGGGTCGGCGACACGGTGAGCATGAACCTGGCCGGCCAGACGATCACCGAGAAGCTCCAGGAAGTTACACTTTCCTCGACCGCTTCTGGGGGCAAGGAAACTCGTCCACGCATCGGCGATTACAACGACAATCCAGACGTGAAACTGGCCAAGATCGTGCGCAACATGGGCCGCAGGCTGCGCATCCTGAACGCTGAAACCTAGGAGCCGTAAATGGCCATCAACTCGTACGGATACCCGGACACCATCGCGCCGGGAAGCATCATGGCGCAGTTCTCCGGGCACGGCTTCGGCCACCGCTACTCCGTCATCGGATTCAGCGACTTCCGCGTTACCGCAGCATCGTCCGGAACGCGCATGGTGAACATCGGCGACGGCTGGGCCATGGGCAAGGGCGTCATGGTCAACAACACCGCGCCGACGACCTACAACCTCCCAGCGCCGTCCGGCACCTCGCAGTGGATGCTCGTCGGGCTGAAGCGCTGGGAAGGCGCCTCGCCCTACACCTCGATCATCACGCACGTCCTGGGGACCACGAGCCGCGCCGTCCCCTCAGTGACGCAGACCGCGGGCAGCAACGACACCCAGTGGCTCGCGCTGTGCCGCGTCACGAGCGCCGACGCACTTGTCCAGGACGTCGTCGACCTGCGCCTGGTCTCCACCGAGGGCGCCGGCTTCTACACCGTGTTTTCCGACCTGGCGATGGACCAGCTGAACAACATGGTCGGCGCCGAGGTCTATCGCGCCGACACCACCGGCGGTCACGAGCCCACCTTCTACAAGCGCGTCGCCCAGGAGGCGGGCACGCTGGCGTGGAAGAACCAGCGGGTTCCCGAGACCGTCATCGAAGGGAACTCCTTCGTGGACGGCTCGGCCGAGGCCGGCTGGGGGCAGATCGAGGCAGAGGAGCGCCTGGTCTGCGACGGGTCCATGGTGTGGGCGCACATCGTCGTCGAGAAGTCCGGCGGCCAGATCACCGCCACCTCGGCCGGCTCCCTGGGCGACAACGAGGGCCTGCTCACCTTGGATCCCGCCTGGCATCCGCCGTTCCCGGTCTCCGGCACCGGCTTCGTGACCAGCGACGCCGGTGTCGAGCGTGACGCGGGCATCCGGATGAACAGCGTCGGCTTCGTCCAGGTGACGTCGGTGACCCCCGGTGCCGTCGTCCGCCGGGTCACCGCAGACCTGATCTACTCGATCGCTTAGGAGCCCCGAGCATGGTGAACTACACCTTCGAGCCGCAGGCCGCTGTCGACATCACGACGGCGCGCCTGGTTGCCCAGGACGGCCTGTCGGGCTCGGTGTACGCCTCCGAGGTCAACGCCCAGTCCGGGACCTCCCCGCTGACAGTCACCGTGGCCGGTGGCGTCACCACGACCGAGATCGAGGTCTCCTCGTTCGGCCTGCTGCCCGAGTTCACCGTCGCCGACCACGCACAGGTCTGGTGGCGATCCGGTGACGGCGCGATAGTTCACCTCATCAGCTTCGACGGGCTGCAGGCTTCCGTGGCCGCCGCCGCCGCCGCCGCCCAGGCTTCCGCCGCCGCCGCTGAGGCCTCCGCCGAGGTGTCGCAGGACGTCGTCGCGAGCAGCATGGCGACATTTATCGCCCTGGCCGTCCACCGGGACGACGAGGAGTTCGCGCGGCCGGCCGTCCTTGGCCCCGTCCTCTGGCTGGGCACGGTGTATCCGCTGAACTCGCAGTCCATCGACATCATCGCCACCGCCAGCCCGACCAGCGGCGGCGGCTTCGAGGGCGCCTTCGACGGCTTCACCGCCCCGTGGCGCGCCTACTCCCTGCGGCGCCTCCTGTCCGCCTACGCGGGCCCGCTCGTGCGCGTGCGGCGCAGCTCCGATGACACCACGCTGGACATCGGCTACAACGCCGACGGCACCCTGGACACGATCGCGCTGCTCGCGTTCGTCGGCGCGAACAACGGCTTCGTCGACCGCTGGTACGACCAGACCGGCGGGAGCACGCACCTGGAGCAGGGCACCGCCGGCGCGCAGCCCTCCATCGTCACGGCCGGTGCGCTGAACACCCTGGACAGCCTGCCCGCAGTCACGTTCGACGGCACGGACGACTGGCTCACGACCGCGACGGTCGGCCTGTACGCGGCGGGCGCTGCGACGATGGCCATCGTCTTCTCCGGCGCCTCTGCAGCGAACAGCGTGGTGGTCGGCGAGTCGAACAACGCCGGTGGCGGCAACCTATACCGGCTCTTGCGCTCCTCGACGGCAGCGTGGAACGTGCAGGCGACCAGCTCCAGCGGAACCCTCTGGGCCAACTCCGCATCCGGGGACACGACGTTCGACGCTGCGCAGCATCAGGCCTTCTTCGCCGACTCGGGCTCCCAGATCAACACCTGGCGCGACAGCGTCGCCAAGCACGTCGCCCTGGCCGCCGCACGGTCGGGGACCATGACGCTGACCAACCTCAGCCTCGGCGCTCACCTGAACGGCGGCACGCCGGCGAACTTCCTTAACGGCAAGGTCCAGGAGCTCGTGCTCTGGAACTCGAACCAGTCCGTCGACCGCGTGGCGATCAGCACGGCGCAGAAGGACTTCTGGGGGACGCCGTAATGCCCACCACGCCGAACGGCACCGCCTATACGGTCACGTCGTTCACGTCGTCGGCCGGGGAGCCATGCCGACGTGCCGTGGCGGATGCCGTGGCCGACGACCTGGAGATCCCCCTGGTCATCTTCTGCCACGGCAACCCGGGGGCCGACGTGTCCTCCGCCGACACCCAGTTCTCGTCGGGCTACACCACGCAGCGCAACTGGATGATGGACAACGGCTGGGCGTACGTGGAGGGCCACGGGGCCGGCGCCAGCTGGGGCAACCAGGACGCCAGGGCGGCCTACCGTGCGATGTACGACGACACGCTGGCCGCCTGGGACATCGGCTGGAACGTCGTCATCGGCCGGAGCATGGGCGGACTGGTCGGCGCCTACCTGGCCGCGCGTGACCCGAAGATCTCGCGCCGGTGCCGTGGCTTCGTGCACCTGTCCGCGACGGCGGACCTGACCAACCGGTACTCGACGGCGTCCACGGCCGACAAGGCGGCGCTGCTGACCGCCTACGACGCACCGGACGCGACTTCCCTGGCCTGGGCCGTGAAGGACCATGACCCCCTCCTCGTCCTGCCGGAGGCGTGGTACGGCCGAAACGCCGTCGTGCAGTACGACACCGGGGACGTCTCCGTGCCGCCCGAGGTCAACGCCCTGCCCTGGTTCGAGCGCTTCGGACCGCAGCTCGCGATCGGTCGCACGGTCTCCACCAGCGGCGGGGATCACAACAGCACGCCCAACCGCGCCACGCACGCCGCGGCGACTATCGCATTCCTTCAGGATGTCCTGATCCCTTACGAAGAGCCGTCCCCGATCGTCGGCACACTGGTGACCGAGCTCCGACAGCTGCAGCCGGACGGCACGCTCCAGCACCTGACCTGGTCCTGATCCACTCGAAGGCATAGGAGATCTCAGCATGGTGAACTACACCTTCGGTCCGCAGCCGGCCGTCGACATCACCACGGCGCGCCTCGTCGCCGTGGGGGGCCTCTCGGGCTCGCTGTACGCCTCCGAGGTCAACGCCCAGTCGGAGACGTCCCCGCTCACCGTCACGGTGGCCGGCGGCGTAGCCGCGACCGAGATCGAGGTCTCCTCGTTCGGCCAGCTGCCCGAGTTCACCGTGGCCGACCACTACCAGGTCTGGTGGCGATCCGGCGACGTCATCGTGCACCTGCTGAGCTTCGACAAGATCGTAACGGCCGTGGAAGGCTCCGCCGCATCGTCGCAGACCGCCGCCACGGCAGCGTCCGCTGCCCTGGCCAGCGCCCAGGCCCTCGACGCCTCTCGGATGAAGCTGGCCGGCGGTGCCGTGGCGCAGGGTGCCGCGTTCTGGGGCGTCTGGCAGCAGGGATTCGCGCCCGTCCCGCCGAACGACGGCCAGGTGCACTGGGGTCTGGAGATCGTCCCGTGACCTTCATGCTCTGGGACCAGCCCACCACGGCGTGGGTCCCGTTCTACCCGGACGGCGAGCTGCCCGACCCGGGCCTGGACACATGGCCCAACGCGACGAACGTCGGCTACCTGGGCGACCCCGACGACCTCGTCGACATGTCGGGGTCCACGATCTCCACGCCGAACACGGTGATCGAGGGCCGCCGGATCTCCGACGCGATCGTGCCCAACGCCGGGGGGATCATCATCCGCAACTGCATCCTGCTGGGCGGGTGGTTCGGCGTCGATGCGACCAGCGCGGCGTCGGGCCTCATCATCGAGGACTGCACGGTCATCGGCGGGAACAACGCAGGCATTGCGCTGACCAACGTGACGGGGGCCGTGATCCGCCGGTGCAACATCAGCGGAGGCGCCGACGGCATCAAGGTGGGCGGCAGCAACCTCGTGGTACAGGACAACTACATCCACGACCTGTCGACGTCGGAGGGCTCCCACAACGACGGCATCCAGTGCTCGTCGGCGACGGGTCTGATCTTCCGGCACAACTGGATCGAGTCGCCCGACACCAGCTGCATCGCGATGTTCGACGGGCAGGGCTCCTGGAACAACGTGCTGATCGAGAACAACCACCTGGACGGCCCCGGCTACCCGCTCTACACCGCGGGCGAATCCGGCTCGTACATCCAGGTCAAGAACAACCGGTTCGGCGAGTGGGGCTACGGCCCGGTCTCTGACTGGAACCCGGACGGGCTGGGCAACGTCTGGTCCGGAAACTACCGGGCGTCCAACAACGCCCCCGTGAACCCGTGAGAGGACAGTCATGAGCAGGTGGACACGCCGGACGCAGGTCTCGGTACTGGGCACAACGACGGCCGTAGCCAACTTCCCAGCGCCAGCGGTCGGGGCGCTGCTCGTGGCGTTCGCCGCGTCGGCCACCACGCTGACGACGCCGTCGGGCTGGGCTCTGGCCGACTCCAGCGTCACCACGGGCGCCGCCTACCTGTGGACGAAGACGGCGTCCGGCTCGGAGACCGGGCTGACCACGACGCTGTCACCGTCCGGGCACCCGGTCAACGTCGTCATCTACGAGTTCCCGCCGGGCACCACGCTCATCAGCACGGCCGACCAGGAACTCGCCTCGACCGGTGTCGCCTCCGCGGGCCTGACGGGCATGACCGCGGACCCGAAGCTGCTGCTCCACTTCGGCGCCTTCACGTCGGCGAACAACACCGACCCCGCGTACGGCCTGTCCTGGGACTCCGCGCCAGCCAACGCCATCACGGACTCGTGGATCGGTCTGGGCGGCCCTGGGGGCTCCGTCGCGTCAAAGCTCCTGGCGGGCTACCTGGAAGACTCGATCCTGACTTCCTGGCAGCCGAGGAACTTCCTCGACGGCTCGGGCCTGGTCGGCACGTCCAACCGGATCACCGCGGCGTTCGCCGTGCCGGCCGCCCTGGACTCCCCGAACATCACCAACGCGCTCGCCATCAACCCCTCCACGGTCGGCGGTTCCGACGGTGCGATGACGCTCACCTGGGACCCGGTGGACGACGCCGACCGGTACGAGGTGAGCCTGGCCCCCGGGCTCGCGGCCGAGACCGGCTTCGTCGTACAGAGCGCCGACGCGACGTCGCCCTACTCCATCACCGGGCTGTCAGCCGGCCCCTACACCTGGGGCGTCCGCGCCTACCCGGCGGCGTAGCTCATGCCCACCCCGTCAGAGATGACCACCGGATCGTTCACCCTGAGCGATCCGGTGGGGACCGGGCCCTCGGCAATGTCGACCGGCTCCATGGTTCTTTCGGACCCCACAGGCCCGCTGCCGTCATCGCCGTCTCGCGGCTCGTTCACGCTGACCGTGGTCGAGCACATCTCCGGTCCCCGCTGGTGGTCGCACGCCGCCCAGAGGTGGATACCGGCCGTTGTTCGGCACCATTCACCCGGAACTCCCTGGCAGTAAACGGCATTGCAGTCAGCACCTACCGTAAACTTTCTTGAAATATGCGGACGGGTGTAGGAAGGGTCCTCTATGGCCGAGAACGACGGCATCACAATGGGTGAGCTGGATCGAAGATTGGGCAAGTTAGAGGTCCGCCACGAGGGGCTGCCGGAAAAATTCGTCCTCCGGCGTGAGTACGACATCGATCAACGCAATATCAGTCGTGAACTGAACGACAATGCTGTTGATATCCAGAAGGTAGACGGCAAGGTCGAGGCTGTCGAGGAGAAGCAGGCTGCGGTAGAAAGAGAGCGGCAGAATCAGGCCGCCGCTCGGCGCTGGCAGCTGTTTCTCGTCTTTGCAGGGCCGATCGTGTCGACGCTCGTTGCGATCTATCTATTCCAACAGGGTGGGCCGACTCAATGAGATTCCGGATGCCGAAGATCAAGGTCAACCGGCGAGACCTGGTCACCACACTGTCGATGCTCACGCTGTCGGCCGTCGTGGTCTACGTACTGGTCAGCCAGAGCGCCCTGAACGAGCGCCAACGCCTGCAGTACGAGAGCCTGACCGCGACGTACGAGCAACTCTACGACGAGACGGTAGACGCCGGCGTGGACCCCGAGGCGCCGCCGCCCGAGGATATCCCTCCCGCCGATTCGCCAACCCCCGTGCCGCAGCCGAGCCCCGGCGCGACCGGCCCCGCAGGGCCCCAGGGCCCCGGGCCTACCGCGGCACAGGTCGAGGCCGCCGTCGCCATCTACTGCGCCGACCAGGGCAAGCCGTGCCGCCCGACGATGGCTCAGGTCGCCCAGGCCCTGGCCGACTACTGCGCCCAGACCGACTGTGTCGGCGACGACGGAGCGAACGGAGTCGACGGGCAGAACGGCGAACCCGGACGGCCACCCACAGCCGACGAGATCTTCGCCGCCCTGGTCGCCTACTGCGAGATCCAGCCCAATGGGACCTGCGTCGGGCCGGCGGGCAAGGACGGCGCAAACGGCGAGAACGCCACGCTGGAGCAGATCCGCACCGTGGTCGACGAGATGTGCTCGACCATGCCTGGCGGGAGCTGCGAAGGCGCCGAAGGGCCTGCGGGCCAGGATGGGAAGTTCGTGGCCGGCGACTACACTTGTCCCGACGAAACACCTTATATGCGCGGATTCAGCGTCCAGGAAAACGGCGACTGGTCCGTGAAGTGCGGCGAGTTCCCGCCGACGGCGATCCCCACACCCGAAAGCTAGGAGCCTCGACATGGCGGTAGCCCAGATCAGCAAGAGCTCGTGCATCGAGCTGCGCAACAACCCCGGCTTCTACCTGCGCAGCGACGCCGCGAAGGCCTGGGACCGCGCCACCGTCGCCTTCGGCAAGGTCGTACTCATCTCCGGCGCCTGGCGCTCCTACGAGACGCAGGAGCGGATCTTCCTGGAGCGGTACGACCGCGGGAACCTCGCCGGCCGCTCGGGCTACACCAACGACGTCCGCTGGTGGCCGGCCAGCGGTTCGTACTGGACCCGCAAGGAGGGCTTCGCCGCCGCGGCCGTCCCCGGCACCTCGAACCACGGCGGCGGCGTGGCCGTGGACGTCAAGACGAGCCGCCAGGGCGGAGACCCGGGCTACGACGTCTCCGTCATCTTCGGCTCCTGGACCGACATTGACCGCACCCGGTTCCTCCAGGTCGCGGCCGAGCACGGCTGGGACGACGACGAGGGCCGGATCGTCTCCGAGCATTGGCACCTCACCTACTACCCGGATCGCGACCAGCACCGCGGCGAGCCGGTTCCCCCACCACTGAACGAGGAGTTCCTCATGGCACTGTCCGACGAGCGTCAGATCGAGATGTACCGGGAGACGACCGGCCCGATCACCGACGGCGACCGCACCCTGGAGAGCCCGCGGGAGGCTCACCGCGTCGAGATCGAGCTGCTGCGGCGCATCGAGCGCGACAACGGGGCCGAGCGGACTCGCGAGCGCGAGCGCGCTGCGGCCGAGCGGGCGCGCGACACCGCCCAGCAGGCACAGATCGCGGCCCTGACGAGCGCCGTCACCACGCTCTCCACGAGCGCCGGCCTCGACCCGGTGGCGACCATGGCCATGCTCAAGACGGCCGCCGAGGACGCACTCGGGCGGCTCGTACTGACCATCAACCCGGAGGTATGACCATGGCCCACGCAGCCCCGACCCGAAAGATGACCCTGTGGGAGCGCATCACTACGTTCGAGCCGGCGCTGCTGCGCGCTGTTCTGGCGGCGCTCGGGATCGTGCTCCTCACCGTCGGCATCGACGCGAGCGACGTCTTCACCAAGGTCGACACCGCCTGGACCGCGCTGTTCGCGATCTTCCCGCTAATCCAGGGCTGGCTGACCCGCAGCGTCGTCGTCCCGCAGAACGCCGTCGTCGAGCAGGTCACGCCGGAGGGCCTCGTACTGGCCGGCCCCGCGTCGCCCGTCGAGACCGGCACCGTGCTGCGCCACGTGGACGACAACGCCACGATGGAGTAGCCTCGGCATCGCGACGCAGCCTATCGGCCCCTGGCATAGCCAGGAAGTGCCACGGGATACGTTGCCAGCCAGAAGCCCCTCCCATGCTCCTCGCCCACGGGCGATGGCGGGAGGGGCTTCTGTTCGCTCAGAGGCGGGAGAGGATCCAGATGACCAGGGCGATGATGAGCAGGCCGTCGCGCACGAGGGCGATGATGTTCATGGGGCCACGGTAGCAAGCACCTCGCGCGCGGGCGGGTTCTCCAGGTACTTGATCGCCCGGCGTAGGAGCTCGACGTCGTCGTGCGCCGCCCCGAGCAGATCTCTGTTACACCGTTTGCAGCAGAGTCCGCGGACCTCGCCGGTCTTGTGATCGTGCTCTACGGCTAGGCGCTTGGTTCTCGGGACGTTCCCGCAAATCGCGCATCGACCTTGCTGGACAGCCAGGATCGCGTTGTACTCGCGCGTCCCGATGCCGTACGTCTTTTCGATCCGCCCGTGGTGGCTGGCCGCCGATGCACACGCTTTACACCGGCTACCGGTCGTATAAAACAACGGCACGAACGATTTGCAGCCGCCGCAGAACCGCGTCCCCGCCGGCCATTTGGCAGCGGGGACGCGGGCTACTCGGTTCTGCGGGGGTGCGGCGAGGAAGCGCTCACGCGCCCAGTGCGTCTGGACGGCCGCCGGCTGCTTCGCCAACCAGCACCAGCCACACGCCTGGCGACCTTTCATGGCGGGGTAGCCATCGCCGTTCTTGCACATGCGCGCGGGCTTCATCGCCAGAACTTCCTCGACATGATGGCGGTGACGTGTTCGGGGTGGACCCCAAATGCCTCCGCTACGGTACTCCGAGAGATGCCTGCCGCGCGAAGACGACGGATCTCTGCTACCTGGTTTGCAGTGAGTCGAGATCGGCCATTGCGCTCGCCGAAGTTGTGTCGCCCCCGCGCAATCTTGTCGTCCGAGTTGTCCTTGTCGGTGCCGGTAATCAGGTGACTCGGATTGATGCACGGCGGGTTGTCGCAGGTGTGCCGTGTGAGCCAGCTATGGTCGCTCATCTCCCGACCGTCGCGGAGGGCGACAATCAGGCGGGCCAGGCGCACGCCGCGGCGAGGACCGCCTGGCGACGTGCGGGCAGAGATGGCCGGATAGCCACGAGATCCGGGGCGTGTGCAGGGCCAGCAGTCGTCGGGACCCCCGACCGTGGTTTGAAGCCACAATCGGGGGTCGTCGAGCGACAGGATCGGCTCGCCCTTAGCGGGCATCGGCTGGAGTCCCGGCATCTTGCAGGGCCTTGGCTTCTTCGTTCGCGACCCGTTGGGCATGCTTCTGTTCTCCGCGGTCCTGCCGGGCCCAGATGCCCCAGCGCTGCTTGCTCCGAACAGCGTAGTCGTCGCACCGGCCGGACACGGGGCAGCGCGCGCACGTCTCCATCGCCTCGTCGAACCGACCTGGCTTGTACCGCTCGTCCTCGGCAAGGAAGAACAGGTCCGGCTCCTTGTCGCGACACTCTGCCTCGCGCTGCCACTCGCCGTCCAGCGGCGCGATCCGGCGAGCGCCCGTCACCGGGCCGGCCTCGCGAAAGCGTGGAGCACCAGCCCCCGCCAGACGAAGGTGCCGATGTGGAGATGGTCGATGGTCTCCGTGTCGGCCGGGATCCCCGTGCCGATCAGCTCGACATCGGTGTCCCGAATTGCGACGAGGCCGCCGTCGGTGGACGGTGCCCAGAACCACACGCACGGGACGCCGTTGCCGTCCAGACCGACATGCAGCGGTGCCAGGCCAGCGTGAGTGACTGTCGTGACCGTGAAGCCGCCCGTGTCCAGCCTCTGCTTCCAGATCTGGGCCACGGTCATCCGCCGAACGGGTTGGACGGGTCGAAGCCGCCCTCGACGGTGGGCCACTCGCCGAACTGCTCACCCGGCTGCTGCGCGGGCGGCGCGGGCGGCGCGACCGGGGAGGCGACGGCCGGCCACTCCTGCGGGGGACCCTGAGGCGCCGGAGCCGTGACGGGAGCCGACGCAGGCGGGAACGGGTTCGACGGCGCGGCGGGGACGCTGTTGCCAGCCTTCTCGGCGAGCGCCTTGAACTCCTCCATGTCCTTCTTGCCGACGCGCTTGCCCGCGCCCTTCCAGCGCTTCACGTCGTCGAGGTTGACGCCGAGGTCGGCGGCGATCTGCTCCAGGGTGCGCCGGCCGCCCTTCTTCTCCTCGGCGGCGGGGGCGGCGGCCTGCGTCTCCCACGGCGGGGCCTCGGCGACGGTGGGGCCCGCAGGGCGCGGCGTCTCGGGCGCTGCCGCGCCCGGACCCTCGACCTCGACAGCGCTGGCCGTTGGAGCGGCCGGGGTAGGTGCGCTGGAGGGAGCCGCGCCCTGCGGAGTGTTGGGAGCCGTCTCCGTCGGCGACGAGCCGGTGAAGTGGTAACCCTCCGGCGGCATCGTCGTCGGGTTGATGGCCTCAGCGACGAAGTCGGCCACGGGCACGCGGCGGATCTCGGGCACTGTGCCGCCGCCCAGCGCGGGCTCCAGCTGGTCGGCCATGGCGTTGATCTGGCCGGTGAGGCGCTCCAGGCGCTCTGCGGCCTTGATGAAGTCGTCAACGATGGTGCGGATGTCGTTCATGGTGGTACCTCCAGGTGGAGAAGAGTGTGGAGCCGCGGGGCGCCCAGGTCGGGTCACCGGACGCCCCGCGGGCTTTGTGTGGGGGCGGGCGGTCAGGCTAGAACGGCGGGTCCTGCGAGGCGGCGCCGCCCCAGCCCGGCGTCGGGGCCGGCGTCGCCTGCTGGCCCCAGGGGTCCTGCTGCGGCGCGGGGGCCGGAGCCTGCTGCGGTGCGACCGGGGCGGGCGCGGCCTGCTGGAACTGCGGGGCCGGAGCCTGCTGCGGCTGCTGGTACGCCTGCGGAGCCGCCGGGGCGGGAGCTGCCTGCTGGCCGAAGAACGCCTGGGCGTCCGGGGAGCCGGGCTGGATCCAGGCCTTGTAGACCTTGATCGGGGTGCCACCCTTCTGGTTCGGCTGGGTGCCGACCACCTGGACGGCGAGCATGTCGCCCTGCTTCGGCTGCGTCACGCCAGCCTCGGCCATGGCCGCCGTGACGGCGTCGCGCAGCGTGTACCAGACATAGATGCGGCGCTTGCCGTCGTCGGCCTCGGCCGGGCGAGGGGTCTCCTGGCCGGTCTGCGGGTTGGTGTCCGTCGGGATGTTCTTCACGCCCTGCCAGCCGCGCAGCTCGGTGTCCAGCGTGACCTCCAGCTGCATCTGCGGCTTGCCGTTCTTGTCGAACTTCAGGGCGCCGGTGCCCATCTCTGTGCGCTGGCGGGCCTTCATGTCGACGATGGTGCCCTTGACCATCGGCGCCTGCGGCGTGAAGTCGTACGACGGCGCGCCGCCGCCCCCGCCGGAGTTCTGCTGCCAGAACTCGTCCACGGTCTGCGTGAACGGCTGGGGGGCCTGCGGCTGCTGCGGCGGGCCGCCGAAGCCCTGCTGGGGCTGCTGGCCGTAGGCCGGTGCGGGAAAGCTCATGTGGTGCCTCCTAGATGCTGTGTTACCAGAACTTGTTGATATAGATGCTAGGGCGTTTAGGCCGAGGCGTCAAGCCCGAGCAGCGCCCTCGTGATCGCCTCGGCCATCAGCGGCGGCACGGCGTCGCCGACCTGGCGGTACTGCGCCGACTTGTTGCCGCTGAAGACGAAGCCGGGCGGGAAGCTCTGCAGAATCGCCGCCTCGCTGACGCTGACGCTGACCGGCTGGTCCTCGGCATCCGACCCCGTCCAGCGAGTGTTGCCGTTATCGATCGACGAGGTGAGCGTCGCTGTCGGCTGGTTCTCGTTGCGCAGCGTCCCCTTGCTCGTCCGGACATCACCCAGGACCCACTTGTACGACTGCGCCTCGCCGGTGACCGTCTGCGCGGGAGAGCCCTCGGGGCGCTGCTGGTAGTTCACGCCGTCAGGCTTCTGGTTCCCCTGGAGCAGCCATTTGTTCCGGCCGACCTTCCCGGTTACCGTCGGCGCCGGCTCGGCGGCGTCCCGCTCCCCACGGGCAGCCGGGTCGCCGCCGGTGCCGTAGTTCGAACGCATCGAGGCGGCGACGCCGAGCGCCTGCGCTATCGGGACCCACGGCAGCACGTCATTGTCGAGCTTCGCGGGGTTGTGGCTGTAGTAGCGGCTGTGCGTCGCCGCCGGCGGGGCGACCTCGCCGAACTCAGCCGTCGCCTCGGCGTCGCGCGCCATGAGGATGGCGCGCTTCCTGGTCTGCGGGACACCGAACTGCTCGCTGTGCAGGTTGCCCACCCAGACGCTGTAGCCCCACGAGCGCAGAATCTCCGCGTAGGCCTGCCAGACGGGCAGGACCGGCGGCACCTGCTCGAACCAGATGAAGCGCGGCCGGTGGTCCCGGATCACGTTCATCGGTTCCAGCGTCAGCACCGTGCGCACGTCGAGCGCCTTGTCGGCGACGGCTGCCACGGCATCCTCCGGCAGCATCCCCGCGGCCACCTTCGCCAACGCGGCGATGATGTGCTCCATGTGCGCCCGGCCCTCGCCCTTGCCGCCCATCGACCAGGATTGGCACGGCGGGGAGGCCTGGTAGACGTCGATGCGCGGCCAGGCGTACTCCCGGCACTCCAGCGAGGTGACGTCGACCATCCAGCGCGTCATCCCGTTGGCCCGTGCCGTGTCGACGGCGTCCTGGTCGAACTCGCACCCGACGACCTCCGTCAGGCCTGCCCACTGCATCCCGAGCGTCGCGCCGCCCGGCCCCGCGAAGTCGCTGCGAGCGAAGCTCGTCACGCGACCTTCTCCCAGCGCTCTTTGGCCAGGTCGCGCAGCCAGACCGGCCAGCCCATGATGAGCGGGCGCAGCTCGAACAGCTCGGCGCGCGAGGAGGCGGTGAGGATCTGCGCCTCGCGCTGGTCTAGCTCGGCGACGCGGCCCTTGCCCTCGCGGCGGGCGACGAGGATCTGGCGGGCCAGCGTCGCCTTCGACCAGCCCCACGCGATGTCCACCTTCGCCAGGGTGACGTGGCCGCCCTTTACCCGGTCGACGTGGACGATCAGGGCCTCGTCGAGGTTCATGTCCTCGTGCGGGATCCGCTCCGCCGACTCGATGACGTACTCGCACATCCGGGAGTAGGTGGCCAGCTGCACGGAGAACCCGACGCCGGCGAAGTCCAGCGACGAGCTGGTCTTCACGTCCACGATGGTCTGCTTGTGCTGCGGCCACCACGGGACGAAGCCGCGCCGGTCCCAGGTGCCAGCCACCATGAGCTCGTCCTGGACACCGAACGTCTCTACCGAGTCGTACTTCAGCCCCCACTCCTGCACCGCGCGGTGGTAGGCGTTGCCGCGCTCGATCAGGAGCTCGCGGCGGTCCTTGGGCAGGTCGGCGAACTTGTCTTCCAGGGAGTCGCCGAGGTCGACGAACTCCGTGGCGGCGTGGATCTGCGTGCCCAGCGCCGACTTCAGGTTCGAGCCGGCGTACTCCTGCGCCTGGTCGGCGATCCGGGTCAGCGCCGTCTTCGTGCTCTTGTCGAGATCGGCCCACGGGTCACCCTTGGCGACGGCGGGCACCAGGCCGGCCAGCTCGGGGTGCATCGCCATGCCGCGCACCACCTGCTGCTGCTGCCAGCGGGAGATGTTCGAGTTGTCCTCGATCTGCCCGCCGTACGACGACGCCCGGTTGTAGGGCAGCTTGCCGCCGTCCTCCTGGACGATCAGCGGCCTGTCGTACCGGTCGCGCTCGACCTTCGCCTCCGTCTCCTCCTCCAGCGTCATGATCTTCACGGGCTGGTCGGCGAAGAACTGCGCCGCGGCCTCGTCCGGCGCGCTGGCTGGGGTGGCGAAGAACTGGTCGACGGTCATCGTGGCGGCCGCCGGGGCGTACCGCGCCAGGCGTGCGGCGCTCGCGGTCGTCGAGGTCGCCGGGGTCGGCATAGCACTGGCGAGCGCTCGCACGACGCCGGTCATCGCCTCCACGGCCTGCTGGGCATCCTCCAGGGCGCATCCGACGTGAACGACCTGGTCGTCGCGGTTGTAGATCACCTCGTCGCCCTCGTAGATAGGCTCCTGGCACTCCGGGCATCTTCCGTCGTACCGGGCGGTAAAGGGTCGGCCCATCAGGATCTCCTCCTCCGACGGGTCGTGGCGCCCGTCTCGCTGTTGCAGGGCCCGCAGGCCGGTCGGATGTTCGAGCGCCGGTACGTGCCGCCCTGGATGCCCGGGACGATGCGGTCGATGGTCAGCGGGATCGGATCGTGGATCAGACTCTCCACGAAGTCTGGGCCGCCGTCGTCGTCGTTGTAGAGCAGGTGGCCACAGCGATAGCACCGGACGTAGCCCGGGATGTTGCTCGCGTAGGTCTTCATCAGCCACGCGCGGCGGCGCTGGCGATCGTACGACGAGCCTCTGACACTGCCGTTCGAGGTGCCGCGGGTGACCGTCATGCGACCCCCCAGGCGGTGCGCAGGCCACGGATGCTCCACCGGTCCGTGGAGCGCTGGCCCTCGTGGACGCCGGCCAGCAGCGAGCGGGCGCAACCCTCGCAGATGCTGGCCGGCCGCCAGTGTCCGGCGCGCTTGTACGTGCCGCTCCCGAACCTGCCGACAGATCGGGTCTCGCGGTACAGGCCACACTGTCGGCACCGGTGGGGTAGCCCCGGCTGGAGCCCGCTCATCAGAGCGGCTCCGCCTTGGTCCAGTTGCTGGGGTCGGACATGTCCAGGTCCCCGGCGTAGTCCTTGCCCTCGGGCTCGCGGGCCTCGATCTCCGCCTCCATCTCGCCCTCGTTCGGCTCGGCCGGCAGCGAGACGATGCGGGCGAACGTGCCCCACGCCGTGGCGAGGTACTCTTCGCCTGAGTCCCGCTCTACCGCAGTGATGTGCATGCCGAACGACCGGATCACCATCTCGCGATATCCGGCCTCCTTCGCGAGATTCTGCATCCCCTGCTGCGCGATCGTCACGGCGCTGACCAGGATCATGGCCTTGCCGTCGGTCCTGAACTCGCGCTCCTCGGTGGTGGTGTAGGTCATGGCAGCTCCCGATGTAGGTGTGGAATACCGCTCACGCTGAGCGGGGTGTGCTGTGCGGCGTGCAGGGCCTGGAGCTCTTTGAGCGTGCCCATGGTCTTGTCGCCGGTGACGCCGAGGCCGTGGTGTAAGACCAGGTGGCCGGCCAGGAGCGCGCGGGCGGTCTTCGCTGAGCCGCCGATCGGCTCCATGACGACGTGGCCGCCCAGGATGCGGCCGACGGTCTCGACGGCGTCGCCGGCGGTCTGGTCGACGACGGCGATCGGCTCGGCGAAGGTGCCCTGGATCCAGAGCTGCTGGCCGTAGCGCTCGATCAGCGCGGCGAACATGATCGTCGGCCCGACCCAGCCCTGACGCTTCTCCCGGACGATCCACTGCTGGCCGTCCGGGTCGAGCACGACGTGGTTGGCGGCGAGATCGCCGTACGTGATCTCGGTCAGCACCTTCACGCCGGATCCGGCTCGAACGTGGCGGCGACGCGAGCGCCGCAGCGCTTGCCGTTCTGGATGTGGTGGTCGTAGAAGACGTCGCCGAGGACGACGTCGCGCAGCGCGGAGCACTCGACCCCTCTGAAGGTCACGACGCCCGTCTCGAACTGCGCGCCGCGCATCTCGACGATCATGCTCTCCACTCTTTCGGGAAGTCGTCGCGACCGGCGAACGGCTGCAGCAGCGCGTCGAGCAGTGCTTCGCCTTCACCGTCACCGCCTTGCCCGCTGCCCCACTCGCCGTCTATCAGCTCGGACATCGACTCGATCTCCTCGGCCATGTCCAGCACCGCGCGCTTCGAGGCGATGTCGGCGAGGACGAACTCGGGCGTCCACTGGTTGAAGTGGTCGGAGATCCCGATCTCGTAGTGGTCGTACGGCATCCCGTCCTCGCCGCGGTACGAGTTGCGCCCGTGCCTCCAGGTTTCCTGGTGCGGAGACCCCCAGATGTCCAGGAGGCGCAGCGGTTGGACCTGCTTCGCCGCCCACTCCAGCTCGTCGTATCGCGCCGTCAGGTAGGCGATCTTCTCCTTCATCGGCCGAAGCCCTCCTTCGTCTCGTCGGGGATGTTGGGGTCGGCGAGCTTCTCGACCTCCGCGATCGTCAGCACCCTGGCCGGCTCCAGCGTGATGAGGCCGTTCCTCGGCCAGGACGGCCAGGACGAGGTCGCGACCCTCGGCTGCGATGCGGGCGGGGATCTCGGGGTCTACGAGCTCGGCGATGGGCGGGGGTTCGTATCCCGGTGGTGGGCCCATGACGTACTCGGGCGGGTCCTGGGGTGAGTCGGTCATGACGCCACCTCGTCGAAGAGGCTGGCTTGCGCGATGGGATGCGACGGGGCGCGGCGTGTCAGTTCACCGCGAGTCATCGTTGATAGCTTGGGCTCGTGGTTCCCCTGGCGGAACACGACCAGGGCTGAGGGGAAGGGCGCGTTAGCCCTGGCCTCTCCGATGCCGAACACGAGGCGCCCACGGATAAGCCGTACCTCGGCCGCGTGCATCACGAAGTCGTGCCAGTAACTGGTGTCGGTCCGCGCGGGGATCAGCATCACGACGACAGCACCCTGCTGGCCTGCCTCGTAGCCCTTGCGGACCCATGCGTCGATCCCGCGCCCGTACGGGGGGTTGCACCAGACGGTGCCGGTCCAGTCCTGTGTGAGCCCGTCGTCGGCCTGGGTGTAGAACCTGGGTGCCTTGGCGTTATCGGGCGAGGCCGCCGCGTCGAGCGTGAAGCCGAACTCGGCGTCGACGAGGTCGTAGAACGATTGCGGGGTCGTCCAGTCGCCTCGCTCGCTGGTGAACAGGCCCTCGTTGAGTCGGCTCACAGGTCCGCCCAGGCGTCGTAGTCGAGGGCCCTGAGTCGCCCGTCCATCCGGGGCTGAGTGATCGGGCTTCGTCGGTCCAAGTTGGCGACTGCCTCGGCGTCACTGGTGATTTCGAGCGACTGGCGGCCGGCGTACGGGTTGCCGGGGAAGTTCTGGTTCGCCATGGTGCCTCCTTCGATTGTGTTGCCAAGTATTGATAGCATGACTCCCAGACCGTACAACGAAAGGAACCATCATGTCCACCGTCACCTACGCCGAAGCTGTCGCTGACCTCGGCGTCTCCCTGTCCACCGTGCAGCGGCGGCTGCGCATCACCGGCGTGCCCACGCAGATCGTCGAGGGTCGGGCCGTCTTCGACCTGGAGACCCTGGTCGACGCCTGGGAGCAGCATCGCCAGATCATCGAGGACGAGAAGGCGGCCCGCCAGTACGCCACCGAGTCGTCGATCTCCGTCTCGATCCCGTTCAGCCAGCGCCAGCGCCTGGAGCAGCTCCGCGCGAAGCACGGCGGCAGCCTGGCCGCCACGGTGCGCGAGGTCATCGAGGCCGGGCTGGAGCACTACTGAAATCCCGAGAACGGGTGCTCCTGGCTCTTGCGCCGGCGAGGCGGCAGCGCGCGGCGGGCTGCCGCCTCTTGTGCGCCTTGCGAAGCAGTTCTTTTAGCGTGATGACCGGAGCACAGCGAGCGCAGGTTCCACTTCTCGTGGACGTGCCTGCTGCCGATGTGGTCGACGTCGGTGGCCTCGTTCGGGCAACGGGCGCCCGACGGGAGCTTCCAGACGCATTGCCCGCCATCGCGGTCGAGCACGGCTCTGCGAATGGCCGGCCAGTCGTCGGGCAACTCCGAGGCCCTGTCGGTCGCGCTATTCCCGCTCCATTTTCCCGTCATTACCAGTACCTCTTCGCCTTGTTGTTGTCCTGGTAATCCTCGGACGTCAGGTGATGGCCCGCGCAATGCGGGCAAGGGTATTCCCGGAGCGGCTTCCCGGTCTCAGATCGCTGCCGCTTCCCGCGCAGGACCGCCAGAGCTCGGCGTGCCGCGGCGCCGGTGGGGTAGCGAGTCTTCTCGCTGCACGGCAGGCCCATCAGCCGCCGTCCATACCTTCCTCGACATCGCGTGCGACCTCGCTGGCGATGTAGGCGGACAGCCCGAGCAGCATCGCTGGCGAGCCGCCGCGGCCGAACCGGTACAGCACCGTGTCGGGGTCGTCGGGCATGGCCACCTCGGCGATCACTAGGTAGGACGTCACCAGGCCGCCGGACAGCTCGTCCTCGATCTTCTGCAGGGACTTCGCGAACATCTCGTCATTGCTGGGCATCAGAGAATCTCCTTAAGATCGCCGGACTTAATGATCCCGCGGCGGTTATGGAATACATCGTCGAGCTTCCAGCTCTTGCCGTCGTATTCCCACGTCATCACCACGCGGTCGGTGCCTTTCTGTGCCGCCAGGGCGATCGTGTAGACGACCTCCTTGTCCGGCGGCACCGTGCCGTTCGCGGCGATCCGGGGCCCGGCCGCGCGGGTCAGCCGCGCCTGCCACCCCGCCGCGCGGAACTTCTTCAGGTTCGAGCGCGGAGAGCTCGGCAGCCAGGACTCCAGGCCGACCAGCGCAGTGGCCGGCAGGGTGACCGGTGGCAGTGGAGGCGGGGGTACACGCTCGACGGCGGCGAGCTCCGCGCGTTTGGCCAGCATGTGCCGCGAGAAGTTCAGCGGCGGCTCGACGGGCCCGACGACGACCGACGCCCGGAAGCGCCGGACGCCGTCCAGGAGTTGGTCCATCGAGGTCTGGCACGCCGGGCACGGCTGGTGCTCCAGCTTCTTGTGCAGCCGGAACCCCTCCGGCGTGCCGTGGTCGGTCACGTCCAGACCTGGTTCGGCTCCAGGTCGTCCATCACCGACGCGGCGACCATGCGGATCCCGGGCGTCTCGTAGGCGATGCCCTGCCGGCGGGCGTTCCACCGGTGGCCGGCCTCCCGCGAGATCGCCTCGGGCGTGTCCAGCGGCGCCGGCATCAGGATGGCGAGGATCTCCGCCTTCCCGCGAGCCTTGGCCTGTTCCAGCTTCAGGTCCTGCTCGAAGCCGGGGATGGATGCGTGATCGCCCGCAGTCTTCATCTGCTGGATGAGCGTGCCCAGCCGGATGCACTCGTCGGTCGCGACGTCGAGCTGCGCCCACGCCTTGCGGATCCTGCCTGTCATCTGGTTCTCCTGTCTCATCCGGCGCGCGTTCGCCATGGCGGCGTCGCGCGCTCTCGCGGTGTCCTGCTTGACCTGATCTTGGTTCACCGTGCACCTCCTGCCGTGCGAGCAGCCGGTGACCTTGCCTTCACAGCACTCGTCCGTGAAGGCAAGGCACCAGCCGCACGCCCATGTCATGACCCGATGTGCTGCTGCTCGGCGTCCCTGTCCAGCTGAGCGTGCGTCTTGTCGGCGCCGCCGGTGCGCCGCGGGCCCCGCCACGGGCAGGTGCACTTCGCCCAGCTCACGGTGCCCGAGTCGTTCTCCTCGTAGTGCACGATGTGCGCGGTCACTCCTTCATCACCGACCGGCGGACGATGGCGTCGGCCACGCGGCGGCCGACCTCGCGGGGCGTCTGCGGCACCGGGATCGTGACGCCGCCCTCCAGGGTGATGAGGGAGCCGATGATGGCCGGGCGGCTGGGATCGGCGTGCATCATCCGGATCTTCCCGCTGCCGCGCTCCAGCTCGAACTCCGGCTGGACGGCCAGGAAGCGCTCGGCGTCGATCAGGGTCTCGTCGAACTCGCCGACGGCGAAGAGGCGCGTCACGAGAGGCTCACCACCAGCGAGGAGATCATGAAGCCCGTGGCGGCGCCCATGAACAGTAGGCCGGCGCCGTAGCGCCCGTGGTGGAACGGCCCGGCCATCAGGGCTACGCCGACGACGACGCAGGCGATGCCGACCCAGACGAGGAGGCTCACAGGCCTCCTCCTCCTTCGACGGGGCCAAGCCCTTGCATCTTGCGGAACTGGTTGAGCGTCGCGAAGATCCCGAGCTGGCGACCATCCGCCAAGGCGATCCAGCCCTCGACGGTCCCGTGCCCGCAGCACGACGCGATCGTCCGCACGCCGCCGTCGTTGAGCGCGCGGATCAGCGGCACGAGGCAGGGGTCGCACCAGACGCCGTCGCGGCCGTGGCGCTCTGGGGTGCCGGGGTCGAGGACGACCATCGCGGCCTCGCGCCCGCCCGGGTCGTTGGTGTGGTCACACATCTGGGGCCTCCAGCCTGCTCAGGGCGACCTCCGTCGGGCAGGGCCAGTCCTCGACGTCCTCGACGCAGCGGTTCTCGTAGTCCGGCTTGTGGATCGCCCGCACGGCCTTCACCACGGCGACCAGCGCGGCCAGGTCCGCGTGCATGCTGATCATCGCCATGCCAACGGACGAGGCGTGCTCCGGGCGAGGTAGTTGCGCTTCCGCCGCCGCCAGCCGCGACTCGATCGCCCCGAGCCGCGTAGGCGTCGTCGGCGCGGTCACTGGACTTCCCCGATCGCTTCCCGCAGGCGCCGGGCGGCGTCGATGGGCGTGTGCCCGTCCCAATCCGGCGCGAGGTCGACCTCGGGGACCTGGAACAGGTGCCAGTCGTCGCCCTCGTAGTGGTTGGAGACCTGCCCGGTGGACAGCGTGGCGACGACGACGAACCAGCCGCCGCCGAAGCACGCCTCGCCGTCGGAGTGGTACCAGGACTTCACGACCGGGATGCCGGCCGCAAGCCACCCGTGAGCCGCGTGCGCGTTGTAGAGCAGCCGGTACTCGTACAGCTCGGCCATCGTGTGGTAGGCGTCGCGGGGGTTCTGCTCCAGCGTCTCGATCGCCGAGGCGATCTCGTCGAGCTCGGCCAGCCAACGGTAGCCGAGGAGAGCGGTCACGCCCCGCTGACGGGCCCAGACGCGCAGCGCCGTCGCCGGCCCGCTCACGCGAACGCCCCGATCAGGAAGCGCACGCCGAGCACCGCGGCGCCGAGCGCGAACGAGACCGCCGCGACGGTGATGGTGGTCGCGAAGACGATGAACGCCGCGGAGAACACCTTCGGCGGCGTGCTGGTGCGGTGCAGGTGGACGGCCGTGTACTCCTCCGGGTTGTGCCCCTGGCCCTCCAGGGTCTCGCCGTCGAGCAGGCTCACGACGTGGCCGGCTCCCTTGTGCGCGTAGTAGCGCATCAGTTCTTCTCCTTCCTGATCGCCTTGTTCGCGATCAGCATCGTCGGGCCGTCGTCGAACTGGATCTTCGTCGAGTCGCCGCGGGTCTTGTCGACGACAACACCCTTGCCCTTGAACCCGTCCGCCTTCACAACGACGCGGTCGCCGTCCTTGTGCTCGGTCATCGCTGGTTGTCCTTCCAGAGCTTGTAGCCCAGGTCTCGTGCTGCGGCGCGGCGGGTCCAGCCCCGGCCGCACATGGTGTGGGTCAGCCCGGCCGGCGGGTAGTCGACCTCGGCCAGGAAGCCGTTCCAGTAGTTGCGGTTGCGCCACTGCTGGCGGAACATCCCCGCATGCCAGCGCCAGTTCGCCGCCTGGCCGGCCTTCTTGCGGTGCCAGATCTGCAGGGCGTGCTGCAGGATGCCGACCGGGTAGACGCTGATCGCGGTGTTCTCGGCGATGTACTGGTGCCGCGCGGCGTAGCGGTAGAGGCCGTCGATCTCCAGGGCGAGGGTCTCGATGCTCTCCTCGGTCCGGACGACGTTCTTCAGCTCGCGGACGCGGTCGCCGAGATCGGTGTGCTCGTCGGTCATTGGTGCTCCTCTGCGTTGTGGTGCATGAGCTCGTGGGCCGCCTTGCCGTCCTTGGTGCTCTCGATCTTCCAGGTGCAGTCCTCGCGGATGCACTCCGCGCGGTGCGTGGCCTCGTCGTGGGTCACGTTGCCGATGCCGGTCATGAGGACACCTTCGGGTAGACCTGCCGCATGTCCACAGTCGGGGCGTGGGCGGGGCAGTAGGAATGCTGCGCGCGCTCGCCAACGTAGACGCGCCATCCGGCCTCGAAGGCGGGGTGACATGCCTCGACGCGCGAGTTCCAGTGCGTGGGCTCGTAGAGCCCTGACGTCCATGCCTGCGCGCAGTTCCTCTTGTTGCACGACAGGCCAGCGGTGGCCGTGACGGCGTGTTCGTAGATGCCGCCCATCAGCTCATCGCCTCCAGCTTCGCCAGCAGGGCGCGCAGCCGACGGCGGGGCAGGCTACCGCGGCCGGCCAGCGCTGCGCGGAGCTCGACGACGGCGTGGTCGATCATGGCAAGCGCCGTGCCGTCGTGGGCGTGCTTCGCCGTCGGGGACTTGATGAACGCCACCGGCTGGTCCAGCATCGAGGCCACTGCGGCGTCCTGGACGGCCAGCGTGCCCGTGGGCACCTCGACGTCCAGCCACGGGCAGCGCTCGCGGCCGGTGGAGTGCCGCGGCGTGTAGTTCTCCTCGGCAGGCAGCATCGGGTCCTTCGTCATCCAGTCGGGCAGATCCGTCGGAGCCACCTCGGGCAGCGCGAACATCGCCGCGGTGAGGGCCTCGAACTCAGTGTCCACGTCGAGGGTCGTCATCATTGCTTCATCTCCTTCTGGATGTCGGCGAGCTCGGGAATCTTCGGGATCAGTTCGTCCCGGATCTCTTGCAGCTCCTGGTGGACGGCGGCCTCGCGGCTCATGGCTCTGATTCACGCGACACGATGTAGGCGCCGTGCAGCTGGTTCCACGCCGGGATCCGCGTGTGCGCGGTGTGCCGCAGGTAGTGCAGCACCTCCACCTCCAGGGCCTCCAGGGCAGCCAGGCGGGCGTCCTCGACGGTGGCCACGTCAGTTCGCCTCCTTCGGCGGCTTGTTCGCCTCGGGGCGCGGCTTCGGCGCGCGGGGGTGCGCCGGCTCCGGCTTCGGGTCCATCTGCGCGAGCCCGACCTTCAGCGCCCAGTCGGCGAGGCCCATCAGCTGACCTGCTCGATCGTGACGCGGAAGCGGCCGAAGACCTCGCCCCAGCCCGCCACGACGACCTGGAGAGCGGCGCCGTCACGGCGTGCGACGAACCGCGCGGCCTGGCCGCTCACGTCCGCCGTCACATCGGGGTGGTTCAGCACCACCTGGAGCAGCTCGGCGAGGCCCTCGGCGTTCAGCTCGCCGGCGTTGACGTTCTGGACGGCCATCAGGCCGGGGCCTTGCGCTCGTAGGGCAGCAGCGTCGGCGCCGGGACAGCCTTGCTGCCGCGGCCCTTCGCGTAGGCGCGGCGGGTCTTGCGGTTCGCGACACCGCCGAGGCCCTTGTAGCGCTCCGTGGTGTGCGCCCGCTGCTCGTGCACCGCGATCGTGGTCGGCTTCGGGACGCTCTTGAGCTCCAGGCTCTTACCGCTGGCCATGTCAGGCCTCCTTCGGGTTGTTGAAGTCGTACAGGTTCGCCTCGACGAGGCGCAGGATGCAGTCGGCGTGGAAGTCGTAGGTACGCTCCCGGTTCTCCGGCTGCCGCTTCCACTCCCAGGGCTTGCCCCGCTCGCGACCCGCCGGCGGCCAGTGCAGCCACGCCCGCTTCGTCCGCGAGGTCACCTTGTGCGCGACGAAGCCGTGCGTCAGGCTGCCGCGCTCGCCCGGCTCGTGCTCCGGGATCTCCCCGTTGCAGAGGTCGCAGATCGTGAGCGGGGTCGGCACCGGGCGGCTCTGGCGGCTCATGGCTTCACCGGTCCGTCGTCGACCACGTTCAGGAGCTCGGCCCGCTCGCCGTTGGACATGGTCCGGGCCATGATTGCTGCCCGGATGCGGTGGACGTGGCGGGCGTAGGCGTCCACGGCGGCGGCGAAGTCGGGGTCCGGCTGGAAGTCGGTGACCTGTTCCGCGAGGTGCAGGCGGCGACCGCCGACGATGTTCGGCGTCACCCAGAAGCCGTCCACACCTCCGGTGCCGTCGGTGCGCATCACGCGCATACCCCGGTAGCCGCGCACCGTCGCCGTGCCTGTCGCGCCCATCGGCACCTCGGGCGCCTCCCGCTCGACGACGATCGGGTGGCCGTCCTCGTTCTCGACGACGACGTCGCCCGGCGTGAGCTGGCCCAAAGTGCTGATCTCGACCCTCATGCGTTCTCCTTCCCGGCGTCGCGCACCAGGCGCCACCCGCCGATCCAGCCGTCGGGGCAGGCCTCGCCTGCGTCGTTGGAATACAGCCACCGGCCGCCGATGAGGATCGCCTCGGCGCCCGGGTTCGGCCCGGCCGCGGGGGAGACGACGCTGCCGGGCGCCGTGGGGAGCCCCGGCGGCGTCGCGGCCTGGACCGCCCGGGTGACGGCGTCGGCGAAGAGGGCCAGCTGCTTGCGCTGCTGCCGCTCGTACTCCGCCCACGCCTCGCCGAACGAGCGCAGCGACGCCACCAGGGGCTCCTCGGGCTCGGTCGTAGGTGCCTTGTCGTTGCTCATCAGGCGTTCAGCTCCTCTTCGGTCATCGGCACCCAGGCGCCGTGCTCGCGCTCCTCGTGGAAGCGGGGCAGGCCGCACTTCTCGGGCAGCTTGCGGTAGCCGTACGGCTGGGTCTTGTCGGTCACGTAGTTCTGGGTGTTGCAGGTGCCGCGCTCCCAGCCCTCACGGGACCACAGGAGCACGCTGCCCGCGCCGTACCCGAGTGACGTCGTGACGTAGTCGGGGTGAGCGACGGTCAGCGTCTTGATCGGGAAGCGCGAGAACGGGATCCCCGCGGCCTCGGCGGCGTCGACCAGCGCGCCCTCGGGGCCGTAGTCGGTGGACAGCATCACGCCGTACTCGAACCTCTCGACACGCTCGTCGATCCAGGCTGCGAGGAAGTCGACGAACTTCGTCGTCTGCTCCTCGGTCAGGGCGCCGCCGCGGGGCCGCGCCATGGTGAGCAGCATGTCGATCGTCCCGTCGCCCGAAGTGGCGAACGGCTGGGCGCCGAGCTGCTCCGCCCACCACTGGGCCAGGGCTCGGCCCGGGGTCATCGTGTCGGTCATCAGACAGCCTCTCCTTCGGTTGGGTTAACAACACTTGACGGTAGCATCGAGGTGATGCGTTCCGCCACTCCAGACGCGATTCGATCCACGAGGAGATCGGCCAGCGCGTCGATCACCAGCGGGCTGAAACCGGCGTCGCCGAGGATCTCCTCCGGGGACAGCGAAGCCATCGCGCTGTCCACCTCCGTGGCGGCCTCGTCCAGCCAGGCATCGGCCTGCGCTCGCAGTTCCACGCCGTCGTCCACAGGCTCATCCACAGGCTGTGGACGAGGCTCCTGCGCAGGCTCCGGAGCTTGCATCCGCCAGTGCGCCACGACGCGATCGACGTCGACCGAGCTCACCAGGGGCGCCTGAAACCGGATCGGCTCGCCGACCGAGGGGGACTTGAAGAGGGCGTCACCCTCGCCGCGCAGCCTCTCCGCACCCGTGTACCCGAGCGCGATCTTGCTGTCGTGGTGCGACTGGACGGCGAACACAACCCGAGCCGGCACGTTCGCCCGGATCAGCCCGGTCAGCACGTTCGCCGCGGGGCGCTGGGTGGCCAGGATCAGGTGGATCCCCGCGGCGCGGCCGACCGAGAGCAGCCGGACGATCGCACGCTCGATGATCCCCTTGTCCTGGAGCATCAGGTCCGCGAGCTCGTCAACCACCAGCACCTGGCGGGCCATGTGCTCGGTCGCCTGGTCGTTGTACTCCTCGATCTTCCGGACCCCGGCCGCCTTGAAGACCTCGTAGCGCCGGTCCATGAGATCGGTGAGCCGGCGCAGCACCGGGCCGACGTGGGCGACCTCGGTGACGATCTCGTCAGCGAGGTGTGGCAGGCCAGCGAACGCCGCGAGCTCGACCCGCTTCGCATCGACGAGTGTCAATCTGAGATCGTCCGGCGTGTTGCGCAGCAGGAACGCCGTCAGCGTCGAGGTCAGGAACGCGCTCTTGCCCGCGCCCGTCGTGCCGGCCACCAGCAGGTGAGGCATGTCGGCGAGCTGGGCCGTGCGGGCGTGACCGGTGGCCGCGATGCCCAGCGGGATGCCGAGGCGGATCAGGGCCTTGCTCTGCTCGATCACCGAGCGCAGGTTCACGACGTCGGTGTGCTCCCGGTTCACCTCGATGATGACGTGGCCGCCGCGCACCCCGGCATAGCGGGCCGGCTGCTTCACCGCCAGGCTCACCGCCTCGATAGCCCGCTCGACCTTGCGGGGGTCCACGCCGGCCGCCAGGGAGACCTCATAGCGCACGAGCTGCGGGCCGAGGTGCGGGACGACGTCGCCCGCGTCGACGCCAGCGCTCACGAGGGCTTCCAGCACCGCCGCTGCGTCGACATGCGGCGGCTCGTGCTGGGAGGGCAGGCCGCGCGGCTCCAGGAGAGAGATCTTGGGCAGGGTCCAGGTGCTCATGCGCGCCTCACCTCGATGATGAGGTCCGCGTCGTCGCCGAACGCCTCGATGGCGCGGTAGACGTGGTCCGAGATCGAGTTCAGGTGCTCATAGCGACTTGTGACCGGCGACTCGACGATGTCGCCGGCGCGGGAGTAGGCGTGGCGGATCTCGCCCGGGTACGGACTGGTGTCCGGGCTGGGCTCCGAGTAGTGCCACTCCGTGCGGATCTTGATCTGCACGGGCTCCGTGCGGTCCCGGTGCGTCCGCTCATCGACGGGCGGGCGGCGGTATGCGTGGTCAGCCATTGGGGAATGCCTCCTTCAGCTGCTTCAGGGAGTAGAGCTCGGTGGACCGCCCGACGACGACGGGGGAGACCTTCAGGGTGCCGCGGCGCTTCCTGGCCTCCAGCGCCTGCCGGGTGACCGGGAGGAACTCCGCGGCCTCGCGCAGGGTCACCAGGTCTTCGGGCTTCGGGGCGGGGATAGCCTCGCCCTCGAAGGTCTTGGCCTCCTCCGGGACGCGGGCGTCGGTCAGCGACGCCTCCAGCAGCTCCAGCGAGGCGAACGGGCCGGCGACAACCTTGGCCTGCTCGTCGGTGATGAGCCATCCGCCGGGGCGTCGCTCCGCGTAGAGCTCCGGCTCGATCTCGTAGAAGTTCTCCGTGATCTTCTTCATGGCACCCTCACTTCCAGGTCGAACACTCGGTCACTGCCCAGGCACAGGGCGGCCCGGGAGTCGTCGTTACGCTGCTCCGCCCGGGAGAGCCAGTGGCCGGCCATCTTGCGCGCGGTCTCGCGCTGCCAGTCCTCGATGCCCTCCCGGTCGTGCTCCGCGGCGTAGTGGAACGCCAGGGTCAGCTCCCGGGAGCGCACCAGGGTCAGCGTGCCCCGGCCGGCGTGCGTCGAGGCCCGCGACGGGCGCGGCTTGACCGGGGAGAGGTACGCCTTCTCGCCGTCGCGCGCCGTCTGGAAGAACGAGCGGATGATGTACAGCCGGCCCGTCGTGGTCATCACGGTGTCACCGATCTCCAGCGTCATCGCTCGCCCCACATCGTCGAGAACCGGCGACGCATCGAGGCGCGGTTCAGCGGGGAGAGGGGCGGCGCCGCCTCATCCAGCAGGCCGGCCAACATCGCACGCTGATACGGCGCGAGATCGGCCACGGGCGGCGACGGCGCGCGCATCGTCGGCCCGGTCCAGCCCTTCGGACGGGCGTGGCGCGGCGGGCGGCGGCGCTCGCGGGGAGGACGGGCGGCCTCCTGGGCGATGAGCTCAAGGATCACGAGGACGCCTCGCACTTCTCGTAGGCCACGGCGTAAGCCTCGGCGATCGGCTGGAGCTCGTCCGTGATGGCCTGGACCTTGTCGTGAGCCTGGTTCACCTCGATGAAACCCACGGCGCCGGCGCGCTCCTGGATCGCCGAGACCAGGTTGGCCTGCCCGAGCAGGTACTCATCGGTCAGCTCGCGCGCCTCGCGGCACGGCTTCGGCTCCCGCGTCGGGATCGTCTCGTAGACCAGGCTCCCGCCCGCGGCGGCGCCGAGGCTCAGGCTGACCAGTGCGGCGAAGATCGTGGTTCGGTTCATGGCTTGAAGCCCTTTCGGAGAGTCTTTCGGTAACGGCGGTCATCGGCGCTCAGGCGCCAGATGAACATGGATGCCCAGACAATGACGGCGAGGGCGGTCACCAGGAGAATAGAGACCGCTACGGCCTCCAGGATCATGAGCTCTGGGCGGCGCGGCGGCGGGCAAGCATGCGGGACTGAGAGGCCGAGAGCTCGGCGTGAATGCGCGCCGCGGCGTGCGCCAGGCCGAGACTGCCGGCGGCGAGGCGGCGGGCGCAGGCGTCGGCCGACCACTCGACCCCCGCGGCGATCACGTCGAGGGGAGATACCTCCTGGTAGCTGCGACGGCGGCGCTCCCTCTTCATGACGTCAGCGATGGAATCCCGCATGACGCGGTCGTTGCCCCGCCGGCTCATGGCGCGGTCTCCCCGCGCTCATCGGAGAGGGCGCGCTCCCACCCGTTGCGCCACGATTGCGAGGCGTCCGCCGGCGTCGGCTCGGCGAGGAGATAGGCCTCATAGCCCGCGTGGTAGTCGGCGCCGTGCTGGTCGCGCCGTCGCGCCGTCGCCTGCCGTGCTTCCGCTTCCTCGCGCTTTTCGATGCGGCGCTCGCGCCCGGCGCCCTTGCCTGCCCTGCCATTCCAGTAGCTCATGATGTGCTCCCTGTTCGGTGGATGTTGCCTGCGGTGCTCCCCCGCGTCCCGACGCCTGCCGGGCCGCGAGAGGGCAGCTCAGGCGTCTAGGCCGTTGGCCGCGCGCCATTCGACCTCGCGTTGATCGTGCAGGGCGTCAGCCGCCGCGCGGTACGCCTCGCGGAGCCTCGCGATCTCGTCGGGCGAGGCCTCGCGGCGGCGCGCGTCGCGGAGAGCGACGAATGCGAGACGGCGCGCGGCATAGAGCGCGTCCACCTTCGGCGAATAGTGCTCAGGTCGGCCCGGTTCGATCTGCATCAGAGCCACCGGTGGGAGAGGGCGTCCGCGCCGCCGTACAGCACCACGGAGAGCCGGTAGACCAGGTGAGCAGCCATGTTCTCGCCAGCTTCGCGGACGATCACACCGCCGTGGTTCGGGTCGATCCTCCAGCCTAGGATGCGCGCCGCTATCCAGGAGACGTCGGAAACGGTGCCGTCCGGCTCACCCTTCAGGATGCGAACCGAGCTCGACATGCCCGACCGCGGGACGTGCACGACGACCGTGCACACGGTCGACCCGTGCGGGAATTCCTCGCGGAACCGGTCACGCGCGTACTGCACGTCATCGGTCATCTTGGGGAGAGCGTTCTTCGTCATGGTCCTACCCTTTCGGTGGATTGGTGCGCGCTGTCTGCCGCACTCCCCCGCGTCCCGACGCCTGCCGGGCCGCGAGAGGGCGTGTCAGTACGTGTCGCCGGGACCGTGGCCGCCCGGCTTGCCGCAGTGCTGGCAGGCGCCGTCGCGGCCGTCCGTGAGCTGGGTGAGCCGGTCCCGCGCCCACTCCACGGACTTCCAGCCGTAGTTCGGCAGGGCGATGGGCGTCGCGAAGTTCTTGTAGGTGTCCTGGGTGGCGAGGCCGGCGGCGAGAACCAGAGCTTGCACGGTCGCGGGGTCGGCCGGGTCGTCGTGCTCCTGCCCGTAGACCATGAGAGAGGATCCGGTCTCGCGAGAGGGCTTGATCTCGAAGTTGACGCCGTAGCCCGTGAGCCGGTCATACTGCACGGTCCCGATGTTGCCGCCGCGCTCGATCACTACCCATGTCTGCCGCGGCAGGTCACGACCGTTACGGCTGTAGTAGTAGACGCCGAAACCGGCCCCCAGGAGAGCCGCGGCGACGTCGCGGAGCTCCGGGACCAGGGGAGCATCGGTCACGTTGCGGGTGGGGAATTCGGTAGTCATGTTTCCTGCCCTTTCGGCGGATTGGTGAGGCTGTTCTGCCACACTCCCCCCGCTCTCGACAATGGCGCCGAGAACGGAGAGGGAATGTCAGTCCATCGTCATTGCGTCAAGCCATTCTTTCCACGGCATACCGTCGATCGTGAAACCGTTGACAACGTCGTCGGAAAGGTCGGCCGCGGTGAACTCGGGCAGCTTTGCCCGCACGATAGCGACAATGGCCGCGCGGCCCTTACGCGCGAATTCGCGCGCGTCATGCTGAGAGGCGAACCACTCGGTTTCGCGGTGAGTCTCGCCGTCCGCGTTGCGGTATTCGTACTCACCCACCCATTCGCCCGTTCTGGGGTCTATGTAGACGTTCGCCATCGCGCTCACGCCTCCCATCGCCGGAAGGTAGCGATGTGCGCGAGCTCGCGCCCGGCATCGTAGGCCTCGCTACGGCTGTAGCGGTCATACGTCATGCCGACACCGGACCGAAACTCACGAGCGCCGAGAACAGCGATACGCGGGTGACGCGCTGCGGCGGCTAGGCAGTGGAGAACGTGCCGCATCGCGCTCACGCCCCCTTGAGAGCGGCGCGGGCCGCGGGGACGTCGCGGGAGAGCTCTGCGCGGACGATGGCGCCGCGCGTGGTCAGCCGGCGGGGGAGCGGGCGCGGGTCCCGGTGCAGCGTGAATCCCTGGCGCTCACGCTTTGCGTTCGTGTGCAACGTCCTAGACATCTTGTTTACCTCCGTTATCGAGTGTTACTAGCGTAGTTGAGAGATTGCCTTATGGCAAGTCAGTCGCGGTCGGATGCGTGTGCGCCCGGGTGCCCGTCCGAGAGGATGCACTCCGTGTCGCCCTTGCATCCGTGAGCCTCGTTGGCCTCGCGCGTGTCCGCGACGTCGAAGCGGCCATCGGCGCGGCGGGTGAGGCCTGCCTGCCGGCGGAGAGTCACCCATCCGGCAATCTCGCCGGCGTCATCGTTGACCGTGGTCACGGCGTAGATACCAGGGTTGGCCAGGATCTCCGCGGCCATGGCGCTACCGATGCACTCCGATGCGTGCATGACGGGGCCGCGGTAGCCGTGCTGTCCCGTGTGACCGGTGAGAGGCTCCCATCCGGCAGAGCGGCACTCGCGAATCAGCTCGCCATCGTCGCCCGCGGGCAGAGACTCCGGGACGTAGGGAGCATCGGTGAGCTCGGTCACCGTGCCATCGTCAGAGACGCGCACGGGCAGGCAGTCAAGCCCCATGATTGCGTCGAGGGTGCGCGGCATGCTGTGGCCGGCCACGTCGCCGTAGAACGTGCCGCGGGACAGCGGGGAAGGGTGCCAGGTAGTCATCGGGGTGCCTCTCGGTTAGGTGTATGGCGCTCTGCCGTACTCACCCGCCTACCGACGATGCCGGCAGGCGAATGGGCGCGTCAGAGAACCGGAAACCACGGGTGCATCGGCTGGCCGAAACGCTCACGCCGCGCACGCTCTGCCGACGCATAGGCATCGATGTAGTGGTGGAACGTCTCGGCCATGGTGGACGCCTTGCGGAAGATCGTTCCCGCCTTACGGTCCCGCGGCATGATCGGACCACCGTTGACCGTGACTGAGACCTCTCGCGTGTCGTCCCGGTAAGCGACGCAAACGCCGTTTCCGTTGACCGTGGCGCGTAGGAATACCTGCACCACTAGTTCCCCGCTCTCCGCGTACCCCGCGCCCATCGATGGCACGATGCCCGTTCCGGCGTAGATGACTGACTCCAGCCGGTCACGCTCACGGGAAGCCTCGTCGTTGATCCGCGCGGCACTGTGGCCAGCCTCGCTGTACAGGTCGTAAAGGTCGAACATTGGAATGCCTCTCGGTTAGGTGTGTTGGCGCTCTGCCGCACTCACCCGCCTACCGACGATGCCGGTAGGCGAATAGGCGTGTCAGAGAATGTGCGCGTAGCGGGTATCGCCACGGCCGGCCATTGCAGCGATGAAAGCTTCCGCTTCCGGGCGCGAGGCGAACACTGTCTCGCTGTACATCGCGCGCGGCCCCTGGCCAGGCATGTATGGCTCATGCACGCGGACCACGTAGCGCGTGAGGGCCGACCGGAGTGCGCCCGTAGGCGGGTAGTTGAACAGGTCGGCCCGCGCGTGCGTGTCCAGCGGGTCTATGACGTGACCGAGCGGGATGGATGCCGCGTAGTCGCACCGCGCGGCGAGGCCTCGCCCGTAGTCGCTGCCCGCCACGCGCGTAGCGAGCTCGGTCATCTGTTCCGGGGTGATCTGGTAGTCACCCACGATGGCGCCCACGCTGTCGTTCGCGAGACGTCGCACGGGTGAGGCGTGGTAGGTGCCATCGGTGTGGAACGTGATCTCGGACACGCGGTTGGGCGAACCGTCGCGGTGCGCACTCTGCACCGCGTAGACGTCCAACGACGTCGACGTCATGGCGCCCGCGCCGATCACGGGAGCAACGCGCGTTGTCATGGTGACCAGGATTCGATACATGGTGCATACCTCTCGGTTGAGTGTGTGGCTCTCTGCCGCACTCACCCGCCTACCGACGCATGCCGGTAGGCGAATGGGCGCGTCAGTCGCTGTAGGAATCGTGGGCGCCCCTATGGCCTGCCGGGCGGGCACACGTGGCACCCTTCCAGTCCAGTTGTGCGCCGCACGGCTCGCCCGCCATGTAGGCCACGACGTAGGCCACGCTGGCCATGCCCGTGTTGTAGACGGGCGACGCCGTGACGTCCTGCAGGTGCACGCCGTAGTGGCGGGCATAAGCCCGGCGCGCGGCGAGCTTTGCGCGCGGTACTTCGCTGATCCGGGTGTTCATGTCGTCCGGATAGCGCGTTTCGATCACGGGGCGGTGCCCGATGCCGTACGCGTTCGTCCAGTCATTGGTGTTCGTGTGCTCCCACAAAATGCGGCTCATGATGGATGCCTCTCTCGTCTCAGTAGCGGGAATCGTTGCGACGCACACGCGCGTCACGTAGGCGGGTACCGATGCGGATGGCCAGCCATTCGCCTGCCAGTGCTACGGCAGTACCTACGAGGCCTGCCACGAGTGCAACGGTGAACATCGGTCACTCACCTGCCAGTGCGCCTGTGATGGCGATCTGCACACTCTGCGCGGTGTGCTCCCCGCACATCCCCCGCGCGGCGATACCCTCGCCGATCGGGTCGATGCTGTCCCCATCCTCAGTCATCAGGGCACCCATGACGTCGCCTGCACCCTTGACCGGGCCGTCGGTGCGGTATGCGTACGCCGTGACCTCGTAGTCACCGATCACGCTGTCAGTGCTCACCATGACTACCGCACTCGTCTGCGGCACGACTACCGCGTATGCGTCGCTGTTGCGGTCGCCCCACGACTCCGGGCTGTATACGTCCGCACCCATGGCGCGCGCGGCATCGGTTATGACCTGGACTGCTGTTCGTGTGTTCATACCCATATCGTCGCACGGCACGTTGCCATATGGCAACCCCATATCGCATACCCGTGTGACCGAGCTTTTTACGCCTACGCCTACGCCTACGCC